ACAGGAATTATTATTTTTGATCTACATGAAACAAGAATTGACCCATGTCAATGTCCACCAGATAACATGCTAGTGTTATAGGATAGGGGGTACCCCCACCCCCTTTCTGCAGTGTGCTCACTAAAATTTATGCATTTTATTTTTACAATCATGTATCATACATCTGACAAAAATATTCAGATTTTGGGGAAATGAAAAATTTTTCAGATTTTGCCAGGGACAGATGATACAATAAATCTATGGGAATATTAGACAATCTAGAAAACTCCTGGGATGACTTTGAATTTGAGTCCAAACCTCTAATCGAGACAAATAACCTAGGTGAAAAGATCCAGGGTACACAAGAACTCACTCTGGACGAAGAAGTAATAGACCTATAGCCAGTTACAAGGTTTGAAGGTTTGGCAGGGTATAAAAACCTACCACTTACCTATAGGACACTTAGCCTTTTCAAGTGTAGTCTTTAACTTCATAAAACATCCACACTTCTTACAGGTTTGAGTCTTTGGTCTAAACCATTCACAGGTTTGGCATATTTTCAAACGGTATGCAGCCAATTCATCTGGCGACTTAGGTGATCCATTAATCAAATCCCAAGGCTTAACATCACGGTCATCCTGATCATCATTCATCAAACCAGTATACCTTATCTGGATCATATGTAGATATAACAAAACGTTACAAACCTTATATTTGGCTATCGGGGATAAATGGCTATCGGGGATACGGAGATAGCAGAGAATATATTCCATACCAGACATATGTGGTTTGTTAAACCATTGTTGTCTGTAGGGAGGTTTGTTATCTCTATTTTCGCCTTTGTTGTTTCCCGCCAAAATAATGCTATAATAACGATATGACCCAACACTCACTAACTGCTCTTAGCAACGCTACATCAACTCGCATGACTCCTCCAGGTTCACACGGTGGAATGGATATTACGCTTCAAAATGTTAATGCTACGGGCTACATCTATATTGGCGGCGAAGGAGTTACCTCTTCTAATTACGGCTTTAGGATTTTGCCAAACCACTCAATTTCTTTCGAACTTTCATCCAACGACGCTTTATATGCAATCTCTTCAGTAGACGCTATGAACATTGCTATGATTCAAATCGGCTTGGAGCCTTAAGTGGCAAGATTTACTCATCCCGCCTTTGGTGATGTCGGCGGACTCACAACCGAAATAAAATCTTATTCTCCAGTATGGTCTGGAACTGGACTAGCCTTTACTGGAACTCCTGCGACAGGAACATATATAAAAATCGGAAATCTTATTCAAGTTCAAATTAGTGTTGACTTTGACAATGTAAGTAATTTTGGAACTGGACAATATTCGTTGACTTTACCTTTCCCGTCAAAATACCACACCGATGTTTATGGTGGCTCTGTTCATGATGTTGTTAATCAAGGAGTAGATCATTATAGTATTAAAGGGCACTTAACTGATGCCAGTTCTACCTTTACAATTTGGAACATTAAGTCTTCCGCAGCAGATGAACCATTTGACCACAACAGTCCTATTAACTTGACAACATCAGACTTATTTCACATGTCTTTTTCATACATTTGTGAATAATTAATCTCAAATAGTGATATAATAAAACTTATGACTCCACAAGACTGGGCAGCGCTAATATTATCTATAGCATCTATTTTTGCAATTGTTGCTGGTGGAATCAAATGGCTCGTAAAACATTATTTAAACGAACTTAAGCCCAATTCAGGATCCAGTCTAAAAGATTCTGTTACAAGACTTGAAGAAAAAACTGACAAGATGTTCGATCTATTAATTGAACATATCAAAGATCATAATAAAAAATAATCTTCTATATATAATATATTCTAAAAACTAAGTTTAGATATAGTTCTTTTCTTTATATATTTTAAGTATACACCATCTACACTCTGGGCTATTGAGACTTATAGGTATAAAACGGACATTGTAATTATAACAATTAGATAACGAATTTTATATACCTGGATTTTTAAACGTTTTATGCGTAAAGGTAACAAAAAGTTATACAATCAATAAAAGTATAATATTTCAATGATATAATCTAAACAGATTAGTCCCTAGGTTGCTCTCTACCCCACCCCACTGCTCCTAGGGATTAATCCTTTTTTATGGTATAATCAATTATTATGTGTACCTCTACAATCCAAAAATATGGCGCTAACCCAATAAGCGTAAAATGGAACGTTGTCCGTGGAGACACTGCCCAACTTTTTATTGACTTCCTTGAGTTGGATGAAACTACAGGGTTTGACTGCTCTGACTGGACCTATAAGGCTACAGCATATGATACCAATGGTGATGTCCTAGATGAACTTGTTACAGAGTCTGAGGGGCATTCTGTGACCATTAAAGCCCCTGCCTCACTTACGCTTAACTGGGGATCTTCATATAAAACTGTTGTAGCAGAACTGCCATTTGATTTACAGGTAGTTATTGAAGCAGGTAGCGGTGCAGGAGAAGACACAGTTTGGACTCCAATTATTGGTACAATTACTGTCATAGGAGATGTTTCTCCAGGAGGTAGTCTATGAGTATTCCAACAGACATAGTAATTGCTATTACATCTAAGACAGATGTTCTACCACCGATTGTAAAAGTTGATGATATTATTTATAAGGTACAGGAGTTGTAATGGCGTTTCCAGGAACATTTAATTTTAGTTACTACCGTGGTGATACAAATCAGTTTGTAGTTCGCCCTAAGACTGCCAATGGATCAGCATTTGACTTGACTGGATATACCGCTCAATTTATAATTGCAAACCGTCGTGGTGCAACTGGCACACAGTATGAAGCACAGGCTGTAGTAGATACAGTAAATGATTTAATTACATGCACAATCTTGCCAGGTGTAGGACGACAACTTTCAGCAGGAACCTTTGTATATGATATTCAGATTACAACAGGTGCTGCAAATATTTTAACAATTTTAACTGGATCAATTACAGTAACGGATGATATTACAGGTGCCGTCTAATGCCTGATGTTTTATTGTCTAACGATGATGTAACTGTTTTAGGTCCCCCAAATACCGTTGAGGTTTTAGTAGACATTGGTCCAACTGGAACTCGTGGTAGCCAGGTATTCGTTGGTATCGGAGATCCAAACCTTGTAGAAATTGGTCAAACACCAATTCTTAATGATTTATATATTAATACATCTCCAGGCGCAGATTATGGATATATGTATCAATATGTTTCTGAGCCTGGTGGAGATACTTGGATTCAGATTTTAGAAATTAGTCCAACCCTATATAGCGAACTTCATACTACAACATATGTTGACGGAGTTGCACAAATAGTAATACCTATTTCAAACATTGTTACAGTTACTGGCTCCCCGCTAGTTTCTACTAACTTTGTAGTTCAATATAGCATTGCCCATACTAACCCAGTTGCTTCATCTGTTGTTGTCCCCGCCCTAGTTGGAGAAGGTACAAACTTAGTCTTAGACTTTGCAGCAGTAGAATATACTGGATCAGCATGGCAAAATTTAGATGAGGAGGTAACCACTCATATCTTTATATCAATTGTTCTGGACGAAGAGTCATAAAGACAATAAGATTATGGTATAATTTTGGAGAGGTGATATATTATGGCAGTTGAATCAATTGGAGCGCTCTACCCAACAAAGATCCCAGGGTATGCAGACGCAGCAGACATTCAGGCAGCATTACGTGCCTATCATTATGGATCATACACATATGACACAGCGAATACCTCAACAGCAGCACTAGAGGCAAACTCTATTGCAAAAATTTTATTTGATATCGAAACAGATATTACAGCACTTGAAAATCGTCCATCATCAGGTGGAGAAGTTGATACAACAGCACCTGCCGCAGGAGACTTTACACCAACAGAAATTCCAGATGGTTTTATTTGGGTTGACGAAGACGGTTCACTTGGTGGAGCACCAGTCGGTGCAACAGCGGTATTTACAAACTCAGCACCTACAACATCACTTACAACTGGAACAGTTTGGGTAGATAAAGATGCAACAGCAGTTTTAAGTAATCCTTTTATTCCTCAAGCAATTATTGCAGCAAAAGGTGATTTGCTAGCAGGTACTGCAAATGACACAGTAGCAGTTCTCTCAGTTGGATCAAATGGACAGGTACTTAAGGCTAATTCAGCAACAACATCTGGTCTTGAATGGGCAGCAGATTCAACATACTCAGCACCAACACTTGGATCAACATCAATTGCTTCTGGTGCAACAGTTACAACAGTTGCAGGTTTGACATTAACAGCACCAACTCTAACATCTCCAACATTTACTGGTACATCAAAGATTGCACAAATTTTAGAAACAACAACTCTTTCAACATCAGCACCTACATCAACAACAAACTATGATGTTCTTACAAATGGCGCTGTAACATATGTTACTGCTTCAAATACAAGTAACTACACACTCAATGTTCGTGGGGATGGATCAACAACTCTTAACTCAGTAATGTCAACTGGACAAGCATTAACAATTGCATTCTTGGTTACAAATGGTGGAACTGCTTATTATCAAACAGCCCTTCAAATTGATGGAACAACATCAGGAGTAACACTTGAATGGCAGGGCGGAACAGCACCTTCTTCAGGAAATACAAACTCAGTTGATATTTATTCAATTACAATCATTAAAACAGCATCAGCCACCTTTACAGCATTCGCTGCACAAACAAAGTTTGCGTAAGGTGATCTAGTGAGTCCATTACTAGATTCAATAGGTTCAGTTAAAGGTTTTGGATTTGGATCTTTTGTACCTTCAGCAGAAATTCTAGGATCATTTGATGCTCTATCTGCTGTAAATTTAACCACAACTACAGCATCTGTAACACTATCTAGCATTCCAGGTTCATACAGACATTTACAACTTCGTGGTATAGCAAGAAGTAATGCTGCTGGTGCTGGAGGTAATGCTGGAATATATGTTCAGTTTAATGGAGACACTGGATCAAGTTATTCGTTTCACTATTTTCTTGGAAGTGGGTCAGGTAATGCAGGAGCAGGAGCACTATCAAGCCAAACCTCTATATTCACAGCACCTATGAATCCAAGAGCAGGAGATACTGCTAATATGTTTGGTTCTTATATTACTGATATATTTGATTATTCTTCGGGAATAAAAAATAAAACAGTATCTACTTTGGCTGGTTCAAGCACTAACAATTCAACTGGTGAAAGAATTTCTTTAAACTCTGGTTTATGGAGAAGCACAACGCCAATCACATCTATAACATTATATATGGAAGGCGATTTTGCTGCAAATTCAAGATTCGCACTTTATGGGGTGAACTAATATGGGACTTAATACTTATGTGGCTTTATATACAACAACACTTGCATCTCCAGCAGCATCTATAGTATTTAACTCTATCAGCCAAAATTATACAGACCTTGTTTTAGTTTCTAGAATTATTGGTGGATCTGGTGGAAATGATTGTCTTGTAAGATTAAATTCTGATACTGGAACTAACTATTCGAATACAGTTTTATATGGATCTGGAAGTTCAAATGCACTCTCTACTAGAGGTGTAAATGTTACCTACCTTGCTGGAAACATTACTTCAATTGAAACAGGCGAAGTTAATAATATGGTTATGTCTTTTAATAATTACTCAAACACGGTCACACATAAAACTTGTTTAACTAGACATAACTCAACACATAGCGGAAAGTATGTAACTGCCAGCGCTGGTCTTTGGCGTAATACAAATGCGATTACATCGATTGAAATTAATACAAATAATAATGGTACTTGGGCTGCTGGTACTAGCATATCTTTATATGGAATAGTTGCTGCAGGAGCAAACCCAACTCCAAAAGCAACTGGTGGAGTTATTTCTACTGACTCTCTATATTACTATCACACCTTCCCCAGCAGTGGAACATTCACTCCATCACAAGCACTTACATGTGACTACTTTATAGTTGCTGGTGGCGGTGGTGCAGGAGCAACAGTAGGTGGAGGTTGGTCTGGTGGTGGTGGAGGTGCAGGTGGTTACAGAAGTTTTAATTCAGTTAGTTTTGCTAGCGGAACTACATATACAGCAACAATTGGTGCTGGAGGCAATGGTGGGTCTGGATCAGGTGGTACTGGTTCCAATGGTTCCACTACAAGTTTGATTGGTGGAGCAATATCTAGTTCATCATCTGGTGGTGGAGGTGGTGGTACTTCTAAAGAAAATGGTAACACTCAAACAAACGGAGCAGCAGGTGGTTCAGGTGGTGGTGCACCACAGAATACTGTAAATGTTAACGGTGGTGCTGGTAACTCTGGTGGCTATACCCCTGTAGAAGGCTACGCAGGATTTTCAAATACTACAGGAGGATTTACTGGAACTGGTCAAGGTGGTGGAGCAGGCGGTATAGGTATTGCTGGAACTTACTTATTAGAATATCCATTTAATGGAGTAGTAGCCTTTGACGGAAATCGTTATGCCAATGGTGGTGGTGCTAGATGGCTTACTGCTGACGTTATGACTGGAGATCAGGCAACAGGCAATGGTGGCTATAGTAAAAATGACGGGACTGGAACTAACTATACTGGTGGTAAAGGTGGATCTGGAACTGTTGTGATTAGATACTTGAAGGCTTAAAGGGAGATATATATGTCAGCAAATTATGTACTACTAGAAACTATAGAACTTACTACAAGTGCTGCATCTGTCACCTTTGATAACATACCTCAAACTGGATATACAGACTTAGTTTTAAAGTGTAGTGCAAGAACAACATATGCTTCTGCTTATGGAGACTCCTTTTATGTTTCTTTTAATGGTTCATCATCAAATATGTCACGCAGAAGAATGTATGGTTTAGGCGCTGGAACACCTGGATCAGATTCAGCATCAAATTCTTATGGAGGGTTTGGATCTGCTGCATCTCAAACATCTAATGTTTTTGGAATTTCTGAGTTATATATACCAAACTATACTTCAGATAAATTAAAAACTTCATCTTTATATGCAGTTTCAGAAAATAATGCTGCAGAAGCCCAGATAATCCTTAATGCAAATCTTTGGAGTAGCACTGCTGCTATCAATTCAATAACTTTAACTTCTGAAACATCTTCTAATTTTGTTCAATATAGTTCGTTTTCTCTTTATGGAGTGGCAGATTTAAATACAACTCCTACCACAGTTCCAAAGGCTAGTGGTGGAAATATTGTCACTAGCGATGGTACATATTGGTATCACACATTTTTGTCATCAGGATACTTTATTCCACAAGCCAATATCACCTGTGATTATTTAGTAGTTGCTGGTGGTGGCGCTGGAGGAGAAGGATATTCAACAAGAACAGGTGGCGGTGGTGCAGGTGGTTTACGATCAACTGTAGGTGCAACTGGTGGCGGTGGAACTCTTGAAACTCCTGTTCTTTTAAGTTCTGGAACAAGTTACGCAATTACAGTAGGCGCTGGGTCAGTCGGAGGAAATGGAAGCAATTCATCTATTGCAGGAACAGGATTAACAACTATCACTTCATTAGGTGGTGGCGGTGGAACACAGTCTCCAGCCACTGCAAATAGTGGAGGCTCAGGAGGTGGTGCAGGTTGGAACCCAACAAACGGAATTGGAATTGGCGGTGCTGGAACTGCTGGACAAGGTTTTGCAGGTGGTAATTCATCAACAGGCGCATCATACGCTGCGGGTGGCGGTGGAGGAGCAGGTGCAGTTGGTCAAGCAGCACCTAATAATTCTACTGGTGGTGCAGGTGGCGCAGGAGTTTCTATTTCCGCTTTGGCTACTGCAACAGGAACAGGTGTGAGTAATTATTATGCAGGCGGCGGAGGCGGTGGCGGAAGCACAGCAGGAGCAGGCGGAGCAGGTGGTGGTGGTAACGGAAGTAGTGGAAGTATTGGAACTGCTGGTAGAGCAAATACAGGCGGTGGTGGTGGAGGACAACTTGGAGAAGGTTATTCCGCTAAAGGTGGTTCTGGTATTATTATAATTAGATATGCAATGGTATAAAGGAGAATATAAATGTCACATTGGGCAGAAGTAGACGAAAACAACATAGTTCTTAGAGTGCTTGTTGGAAATAACAGTGAGTCAGACGAAGGCGAAGCCTTTATGAACTCACTTGGCGGTACCTGGATAAAAACCAGTTATACCGATAGCATTAGAAAGAATTTTGCGGGAATTGGTTATTCATATGACCCATCTCGTGATGCATTCATTGCCCCCAAGCCATTTGAGTCTTGGGTACTGAATGAAGATACCTGTATATGGGAAGCACCAGTTGCATACCCAGAAGGTGGTATTATGTATACATGGAACGAAGAACTTGTCAATTGGGAGGAAATTGTAAATGACTGATGTACCTAAAAAATTGGTAGTAAACCTTGAGACTGGAATCCAGTCATACATCGATCTTACACCAGAAGAAATTGAACAGCGTGAACTTGATGCTATTGCTTTTGCAACAGCACAGGCAGAGCGTGAAGCAGCAGAAGAAGCAGCACAGGCTGCTAAAGAGTCTGCAAATTCTAAGTTAACAGCACTAGGGTTAACTGCAGAAGAGATTGCTTCACTAACCAAGTAGCATTTTAGAATAAATCTGCTATAATAAGTAACGAGGAGAAATAATGCCAACTTTTAACACCACAGATCCGAAGCCAGGGTATGTATATGATGCAGCAGTCGATACATGGTTCCCTTTAGCAGGTATAGCAACACAGACTCTTGATGGTTTGACGGATGTCATTATTACTTCCGCTTCAACAAACCAGGTTCTTGCATATAATGGAACTAACTGGGTAAACTCTTCTGAGGCTGGAAACGTAGATTTATCTAGTGCTCAAACCTTAACAAATAAAACTTTAACTGATCCAAAAATTAATCTAAGTATTAATGAACAAACAGGAACAACATATACTCTTGTATTAGCAGATAATGGTAAGTTCATTACATCTTCTAATACCTCGGCAATTACAGTTACTATACCGCCCAGCACATCAGTTGCTTATGCAACAGGTGCACAGGTCAATATAATTCAGAAAGGAGCGGGACAAGTAACAATCTCACAAGGTTCAGGAGTAACAATTCGTTCAACAGGCGCTACAGCGACTGCTCCTAAACTTCGTGCACAGTATTCATCTGCAACTTGTATTTATGAAGGTTCAGATATTTGGTATGTAGTAGGAGACATTGCATAATGCCTATTATTGGAACTACTGCATCTGCTATAACTGGTAATTTAGGTTTACTTGTTAATTACCTTGTAGTTGCAGGCGGAGGTGGCGGAGCATCTGAATCTGTTGGAGGCACACAAAATGTTGAAGGTGGTGGAGGTGGAGCAGGAGGTTTACGCTCCACAGTTACAGCAACTGGCGGTGGTGGTTCTCTAGAGTCACCACTTACTTTGGCATTTGACACTTCTTATACTGTTACAGTTGGTGCAGGTGGTGCAGGAGGTGCAAGTGGTGGTGCTAATTCAGGATCAGTTGGCTCTAATTCAGTTTTTTCAACAATAACTTCTAATGGCGGCGGTTTTGGTGGTGCTCGTGCAATCGGTGGTAATGGAGGCTCAGGTGGTGGTGGTGGTACAGCAGGCAATTACGCTGGAGGTACTGGTACATCAAACCAAGGTTACGCAGGCGGTACTGGATTTTGGGTAAATGAATCTAACGGCGGAGGCGGAGGCGGAGGCGGTGCTGGCGCTGTTGGTGGTAACGGATCAAGCGGTACAGGCGGTAACGGTGGTGCTGGTGTAGCAACTTCTATTTCAGGTTCTTCTGTAACTTATGCAGGTGGTGGTGGTGGCGGTGGTTATCCAACCGCAGCAGGTACAGGAGGCTCAGGTGGTGGCGGTGCAGGTGGTTATGTAAGCAATAACAATGCAGCAGCAGGAACAGCAGGAACAGCAAATCTTGGTGCAGGTGGCGGTGGTGGTGCAACTCATCGCACTGGTAACGGAGCATCAGGTGGCAACGGCGGATCAGGAATTGTTATTGCTAGTTATTCAGGTACTACACAAAAAGCCTTAGGCGGTGCCATTACATTTTCTGGTGGAAATACAATTCACACTTTTACTTCATCAGGTACATTCCAAACTGGAACAACATTTGGTAGCGCAACAGGTGGCGTTGTCTATACAGACGGTAATTATTGGTATCACACATTCTATTCATCAGGCACATTTACACCTTTACAATCTTTAACTGCTGATATTCTTGTAGTTGGTGGTGGAGGTGGAGGTGGAAATGGTTATTACGCAGGTGGCGCAGGCGCTGGCGGTATACTTTCTTTTACAGATCAAAGCATAACAACCGCTTCTGCAGTAACTGTTGGTGCTGGTGGTGCTGGTGCAACCGTTGGCAACGATTCTCAATTTGCTTCATTAACTCTTGTTAAGGGTGGCGGTAGAGGTGGAAGTCAAGAAACTGCTGGTGGAAATGGTGGCTCTGGAGGTGGTTCTGGTGGAGTTGGCACTAATGGTGCTCGTTTACCAGGTGGAACTGCAACGGCAGGTCAAGGTAACGACGGTGGTACAGGTTTTAACAGATTTGAAAGCATTGGTGCAGGTGGCGGCGGTGGAGGTGCTGGTGCTGTAGGATCAAATGCTAGTTCATCAACTGGTGGTGCTGGTGGTATTGGAACATCAAGTTTTTCAACTTATGGTGCAGTAACAGGAACTGGTCAAAACATAGATGGAACTCGTTGGTTTGCAGGCGGTGGCGGTGGATCGGGTGCAGGCTCTGCTGGCGTAGGAGGTTCTGGTGGCGGTGGCGCTGGTTTAAGTGGCTTCCCAATTATAACTGGAAATCCTGGTTTAGCAACTACTGGTGGAGGCGGTGGCGCTGCAAATAATGGCGAAACCCCTGTGCAACAAGGTGGAACTGGTGGTAGCGGTGTTGTGATTGTTCGTTACTCAGCAGCAAAAGCGGTAGGTGGAACAATTACAAATGATGGAACATATTATTATCACACATTTAGATCATCAGGAACTTTTACTCCTAAACAATCATTAAGCGTTGATTACTTAGTGGTTGCAGGCGGAGGCGGAGGTAATGCTGGTGGCGGTGGCGCAGGTGGATATCGCACAGCAACATCACAATCTGTTACTGCAACTAACTATACTGTTACAGTTGGCGCTGGCGCTACTTGGGGCGCAAAAGGTTCGAACAGTAGTTTCTCTTCTTTTGCTGCTACAGGTGGTGGCTCTGGTGGAAATGACACTGGTGTAAATAGTGGTGGTTCTGGCGGTGGTGGAGGACGAGACGGTGGCTCAACTCCTGGTTCTGGAAACCAGGGTGGTTATTCACCAATAGAAGGTCGTAATGGTGCTGGTAACAATAATACTGGTTGGTGTGGTGGTGGTGGCGGTGGCGGTATTGGAGCCGCTGGATCACCTGGATCAGGTAATGGAGCACCAAGTGGTGAAGTAGGCGGTAATGGCGGTATTGGTTCATTTACATCAATTTCAGGTGGTGCAACCACTGGTGTAGGGCAGTTATCGTCAGGTAACTATTATTTTGCAGGTGGTGGTGGCGGTGCCGTTGGTTCATCTAGTGGAACCGCATCATCAGGTGGTATAGGCGGTGGAGGTCGTGGTGGTAATCAAAGTAGCATTACTGCAGACAATGGAACCGCTAATACTGGAGGCGGCGGAGGCGGTGGAGCATCAGGCTCTAACTCAGGCTCAGGCGGTTCTGGTGTAGTCGTAGTAAGATATGCAATCTAAGGGGGAATAAAATGAAAAAAGAAAAAGATTTAACTCAGTGCTTTAGTTTTGAAGTCAAGATGTTAGTACATGTAATTGCTGACAATGAAACAACAGCAAAAACACAACTTGATGAAAAAGGTGGTATTGTAACTAAGCGTGATGTAAAGTTACTTAATACAATAACTCTCTACGGAGAAGATAAGGATAAATAAATGGCACACTTTGCAAAAGTAGTAGATGGCATTGTTGAGCAAGTAATTGTTGCCGACACCAAAGAATGGTGTGAATCTAACCTTGGTGGAACCTGGGTTCAGACTTCATACAATACACATGGCAACGTCCATACATTAGGTGGCACACCTATGCATAAGAACTATGCAGGTATTGGATACACATGGGATGGCACAGGGTTTGCAGCCCCTCAGCCATACGCTTCATGGACACTTAATGATGAGTCCTATCTTTGGGAAGCACCAACACCTATGCCAACAGACGGCGGTATATATCAATGGGTAGAAGACGATCTTAACTGGCAATTAATAGAAGGAGAGTAAGCAGAATAATTCTGCTATAATAGCACTATGGCAATCACATTCGATAATGACGGCAAACCAGCCTATATGTTTAAGCAGGGTGCTTCGTCATCCGATGGTGTTTGGTACGCAGTAGGAGCAAAGGTTGATACCTCTGCTGCTTATGAGTTTACTGGAGCCAATAGTTTTACCAATACCGTTTTATTTGACGATGCTGTTACAGCAACGAATGGTTGGAATAACTTCCTAAACCCTGCTGCTAGAGATGCAGCACTTGCTACTCCAGTGCGTGGAACAATTTGTTTTGTTCGACAAGATGCAGGTGGATCAGCATTAAACCAGATTCAATCATATGATGGTTCTGCTTGGGTTGCAAGCGGTGACGTTTTTGGAGTTACAGCAGGAACAGGTATTTCTGGTGGCGGTACATCAGGAACAGTAACAGTATCAGTAGATACAGCCGTAGTAGCAACAACAAGCAACACTCTTACAATGAGTGGAAAAACACTAACATCGCCAGTTTTGGTATCACCAGAAGAGCGTACAAGTGTTTCAACATCTGCTCCAACTTCTACAACAAACATTGATGCAGTAACTGCGGGTACACATTTATTTACAGCAAATACAACATCAAACGTAACATTAAATATTCGTGGTGACGGATCTACCACACTTAACACACTAGTTGCTACAGGAGACTCAATATCTATTGCAGTTCTTCTTACAAATGGTGGAACAGCATACTACCCATCAACAATTACAATTGATGGAACTACAGTCACTCCAAAGTGGCAAGGTGGTACTGCTCCAAGTTCAGGAAACACATCAAGTATTGATGCATATGTATTTAACATTATTAAGACAGCATCTGCAACATATACGGTTTTGGCAAGTCAAACAAAGTTTGCATAAGGGGTAAAGTAAATGCCATTTTTAGGAACTCGTGGTGGTGGTTCGGTAATAGGCTATGGTAGGTTTGGTGGATCTTCTAGACCTTCAACAGTAGAGGTTCTTGTAATTGCTGGTGGAGGAAGTGGTGGAGCAAATAATACAGGTGGCGGTGGTGGTGCAGGTGGTTATCGTTACAACTCTGCACTAGCAACTCCTTCTGGTTCATTTACAGTAACTGTTGGTGCTGGCGGGGCAAGCAGTTCTACTAGAGGTGGTAACTCAACATTTAGCACCTATGCAGCAACTGGTGGTGGTAGAGCCTATGGTGACTCTAGCGGTGGTGGAAGTTCAGGTGGCTCAGGTGGTGGTGCTGGTGGTAACTACTCAGGTGGATCTCCAAATCCAGACCAAGCGGCTCAAGCAGGTAACGCTGGAGGGTATACTCCAGTAGAAGGATATGCTGGTGGAAATGCAAAGGGAAATGGTCCCTATCCTTGTGGTGGTGGCGGTGGTTCTAGTGCGGTAGGAAATAACTGGGGCGGAAATACTGGTGGCTCAGGCGGAGCAGGAACTGCTTCTTCAATTACAGGTACTTCGGTAACAAGAGCAGGCGGTGGTGGAGGCTCTGGATATTCACCTGAAGGTGGCTCTGGCGGTGGCGGTGGTTCAGGCGGAGGCGGAAGCGCTGGTGGCGCTGGCGGTAACGCAGGATCTACAAACACAGGTAGCGGTGGCGGTGGGTCAAGCGGTGGAAACGCTGGTGGCTTGCCAGGTGCTGGTGGTTCAGGTCTTGTTGTTCTTGCTTACCCTAACTCTTTCCCAGAACTAACAAGTGTTGGCGCAGGACTTACTTATTCTTTATCTAATACTTCAAGGTCAGGGTATCGTGTTTATCAGTTCACACAAGGAACAGGATCGGTGACTTTCTAATGGCTCACTATGCTTTCTTAGATGAAAATAATATTGTCACTGATGTAATTACTGGCAAAGATGAAAATGAACTTCTTGATGGTTTAGACCCAGAAACTTGGTATGGTAATTTTCGTGGTCAAGTCTGTAAAAGAACTTCTTATCATACGCATGGAAATCAACATTCTTTAGGTGGTACTCCGTTTAGAAAAAACTATGCAGGTGTTGGAATGACTTACGATCCTGCAAAAGATGCTTTCATTCCTGAAAAACCATATCCCTCTTGGACATTAAACGAAGAAACATGTCTTTGGGAAGCCCCTGTACTATATCCTGATAGTGAACTACTTCATTTTTGGGACGAAGCAACTTTGTCTTGGATAAGATAAAAATAATATAAAAAAAGGGGGGGTGTGTTATTAAAAATATAATAACTTTTGTAGAACTAAATGAATTATCAAATTATGAACCAGTACCTGCTAAGACTATAATTCCTGATTGGTATAAAAAATTAGAATCTTACGTTGGTGGTAAAAAAACTTTTAACATAAATAATCAAGATGGGCATCCAACAGCAAAAAAATGTATGCCATTATTTGATGCAATTACATCAGGATATATCATGTTTTCTCCAGTAGATTACTATTTTAGAATAAATGAGCGTGGAGAGCAAGAATATAGTTATGCCAACTCTGTAAAAGAGTGGATTCCTATAAACTTGCATAATCCTGCAACGATAGGGGATTATCCTAACTTGGTATCACCAACATATAGAATGGATAGTCCGTGGACAATAAAAACTCCAAAAGGATATTCTGTAATGGTTCTTAATCCTTTACATAGAGAAAATTCTGTATTTAGAATATTTGAAGGAATAGTTGACACAGATAATCATCCAAGTCCACTTAATTTCCCATTTACCCTGCTTGAACCTAATTTTGAAGGTTTGATTCCAGCAGGAACTCCATTTGCTCAAATTATTCCCTTTAAAAGAGATAGTTGGAAAATGAAAATTGAAGAACTTGGGAGTCCTTTACAAAAACACTTTGTTAAAGAAAACTATAAGTTGCAGTCATCATTTTGGAACTTTTATAAAAATAAGATATGGGCTAGAAAAAGTTTTGAATAGCAAATAATAAAACCCCCCAAGCCAAAAGCAAGGGGGGTCTTTTATTAAATTTTATGCTTTACATGGATATTTGTTGTACCACTCGTGATACCGTTTCCCATTTAGGGATGACCATGATGACCAATCTGTTCCGCTTTTTGTCATGTGAAGCGCCACCTGTGCATTAGTAACTGGGTTAAATAACTCAGCGTTTGAACTTAAGTCAAACTTCTCTCTACGATCTGGACCTAGACCACCTATCATGTTTATTTGAAACATGCCATATGAACTATCTCCAGTTTTTAAGTTACCATTAAAAGCAAGTGGGCGACCATTAGATTCAGCCTTGGCGATTGCACAAGCAGATCGTAAAGCCTTTCCTTTGAAGCCTACAGCCTTTAGTAGTTCAACTAACTGCCCATCACTTAAGTTATGAGCATTTTCGTACTTCTCTAACATTTTCTCCTTAGAAACCAAAAAAGCCCCTTTGAGGGCTGGTTCAGACTTCTGGGTAGTTTTTATTAGAGTTTTAGTTTCAAGAGCATTAGCGGCATTGCTAAAAGGTGCAATCAACCCAACTAGTGCTATCAAACCTAACCAAACCCCTGTTTTATTTTCTCTCATTGTATATTACCTCCTAGAGCAAAATAACTACCTTGCGGTAGCATATCTTAATTGTAGCACGGATTTGTTCTCAAAAGCAAGTTTTAATGACATTTTATTTAATTTCTTATAAATTTACGCCAGGAAGTGGTATAATAATAATTACTATGGCTACTGGTGCAACGACTATTTATGATTTACCATACCCGATACTAACAGATCCTGTCAATGTACACGGAGATATTCAGTCATTAGCAGAACAGATTGAACTTGTACTTCCTGGTTTAGGATTACCTTATTTTACATATGAGGTTAAAAATTCTAGCGGGGTAACAATTAATAAGGGTGATCCAGTATATGCAACAGGATACTCAACTAAGACTACAGTTGCAAAGTCTGTTTCTGGAACGTTAGCAACATTTCCAGTTCTTGGTTTAGCACAAACAAATATTTCAAACGGCAGTGATGGAGTTGTTATTGTTTCTGGTATTTTTGCAGGTACCGCTGATATTCCACTAAACACATCTTCGTATACCGCTGGAAATATACTTTATGTAGGAACCTCTGGAGGTCTTACTGCAACACAGCCAGCAGGCGGTTCAGGGGCTGTAGGAGTTGTTTTAAGATCAAATGCATCGCTAGGTGTCATAATGGTTGGACAACCAAAAGGTAACGGAACTTGGGGATCAATGAAAGCAGGTTTGGCATAATGGCAACATATAGAGGACAAGGCACAGATTCTTTTTCAATTGGATCAGCCCCACCAAATGTTCTTTGGACATTAGTTCGTGGAGACACAGCAGCATTTAGAGTTTATGTTACAGATGAAAATAGAGTGCCACTTACAATTAGTGAGTGGACTATCTCTATGGATATTGTTAGACCACCAAGTACATTAATAGTTTCACTTAGTCCAGAAGTAACTTTACAAGACGATGACGGTGAATTTACAGTTTCACTATCTTCTGGAGAATCTGAAGATCTTGAAACAGGAGATATTTTTGATATTCAATTATCTGATGCTACCCGCACATGGACAATTTGCAAGGGTACAATAACAGTAATTGAAGACGTAACTGCTGCTGAGAGTTAAAATGCCAGTAGAAAAAGTTACGACCCTAGAAGTTGTCAAGGTATCAGTAAAGCCAACTGAGTACACAGACATTAATATAACTAGAATCGGAACCACTCTTTCTGAGGTTCAAGGAGTTTATCCATTCAAAGTTAGGTTTAAAGATATCGGATATCCTGGTTTTTCTACCAATACTACGCCAGGCATTGGCATAGCAGTCATCGGTAGTACATTCTATATTTTATGATATAATCACATATATGGCTATCGTACCAATTAATACGCTGAAAACAAAATTTGAGTCTGGAGATAGACCTACTGGACAAGATTTTGCAGATTTAATTGATACTACTTCATACCGTGCAGAAGCGCTTGGTGGAGATGGAAATAACTCAGCAACAATAACAGGTATTGAAACAGCCACGGTATTTGACACAATTGATACAACTGTATGGAGAACCATAAAGTATCTAATTCAGGTTGCACACCCATCCACAAACGTATATAAAAGCACAGAAATAAACATAGTTTTTGATGGAACAAATCAAAACATAACAGAGTTTGGCACGGTATCTAATACGGCAAATGCTATTGGAAATATCACTGCTAATTTAAATTCTGGTATAATCAGTATGACGGTAACACCCGTATTAACCCCGATGACCATTCGGTATTATCGAACTGGTTTAAAGGCATGACCCAAAGGAGCAACAAATGGCAACAGTAGACAAAGCCTTTAGAGTAAAAAATGGCTTGGTGGTTGAGGGTGCTACGGCTACCGTCAATACACATGATGTAATTACAAAAGAAATCTTTGACGCAAAAGGTGACTTGTTAGTTGGTACAGGATCAAACACTGGTACCAAAGTTGCAGTAGGAACAAACGGATATGTTCTTACAGCAGATTCATCAGAAACAAATGGCGTTAAGTGGGCAGCAGCCCCAGCAGTCGGAGCATTTGAAACTTCAATTGTATTTGAAGGCACAACTGCAAATGATTTTGAAACAACTCTTACAGTAACTGACCCAACAGCAGACCGCACAATTACATTCCCAGACGTAACAGGAACTGTAATTACAAGTGCTGATTCTGGGACAGTAACTAGCGCAATGATTGAAAATGGAACAATTGTTGATGCAGACATCAACGCTTCAGCAGCGATTGCTGCTAGTAAGATTTCTGGAACAGCCGTAACTCAGGCTGACTCAGGAACAGTTACATCCACAATGATTGCTAATGACACAATTGTAGATGCAGACATTAACTCTGCTGCAGCAATTGCACAGTCTAAGATTTCAGGACTTACCACTGATCTTTCAAACAAGGCTTCAGCATCAGACCTTACAACTCACACTGGTGCCTCAACAGGAGTACACGGTGTAACTGGTTCAGTGGTTGGAACAACTGACACACAAACACTTTCAAGTAAGACTCTAACAAGCCCAGTAGTTTCAGGACTTGCACTTTCAGATTCAAGCATTGTCTTTGAAGGTTCATCAGCAGATGATAACGAAACAACTCTTACAGTAACAAATCCTACAGGAGATCGTACTATTACTTTGCCAGATGCTACAGGTACTGTTATTACAACTGGCAACCTTCATAACATTACTGAGTTTGGAGTACTGACTTCAGCAATCGTAATGGAAGGTACAACAGCAAATGATTTTGAACTTACAATTTCTGCAGGTGACCCTACAGCAGATCGTACAGTAACTTTCCCAGATGCTACAGGTACTGTTGCTCTTACAAATAATAAGTTAGATGTTTTTGCAGCAACTACTTCAGCAGAACTTCGTACAGTAATCTCTGATGAGACTGGTACTGGCGGACTTGTCTTTGCTGATACCCCAACACTTATAACACCAAATATTGGTGTAGCAACTGGTACATCTTTGGTTCTTTCAGGGGACCTAACAGTTAATGGTACAACAACTACAATTAACTCAACAGAAATCACAGTTGATGACAAGAACCTTACACTTGGTTCAGTAGCAACACCAACAGATGCAGGCGCTGACGGTGGTGGTATTACTCTTAAGGGTGCTACAGATAAGACCATTAACTGGGTAGATGCAACTGATGCGTGGACATTCTCTGAGCACGTCAACCTTGCTTCTGGAAAGTCATACTATGCAAATGGTACACTACTTAAAGATGTATCAGAAACTCTTACAAACAAGACTCTTACATCACCAACAGTTTCAGGACTTACACTTTCTGATGCAAGTATTGTTATTGAAGGTTCTACAGCAAATGACTTTGAGACTACACTTACAGTAACTGATCCAACTGGAGACCGTACAATTACATTCCCAGATGCAACTGGTACTGTAGCCCTTACTTCAGATATTACAGTAAGTGCATCATCAACAAATACATTCACAAACAAGTCAATTGCATTAGGAACAAATACAGTATCAGGAACACTTGCAGAGTTTAACACTGCAGTTACAGATGCTGATCTTGTTTCAATTGCAGGAACAGAAACACTTACAAACAAAACTTTAACATCTCCAATACTTACTACTCCAGACATTGGAGCAGCAACTGCAACATCTATTACACTTGCAGATGCTCTTATGGGTTCTGCTACAACTAGCCTAAGCACAACTAGTGCAACAGTAGTTGATTCATGGTCAGCAACAACCTATTCATCTGCAAAGTATATTGTACAAATGAAAAACGGTGGCGACATTGAGGTTCTAGAAGTTCTAGTAACTGTTAATGGAGCAAACAACGTTTACATCACAGAATATGCAGATATTCAGAGCAATGCACAAATTGGAACAACAGATGCAGATTACTCAGGCGGCAACGTTCGCTTGTTAGTAACAGCAACAGATGGTACAACAGTAAAGGTTCACAAGACGCTTATCGAAGCGTAATGTGGGCTGAGGGGACAGTGAACTTCAGTGGCAACTAACAATAAAGACTTTGTTGTAAAACAAGGTATTAAGGTTGCTACTGGAGTCACCTTTCCTGATAACTCTGTACAAACAACAGCATTTACAGGATCTGCCCTAACTGTTGGAAGCACATTTCCAGCAACTCCATCTAATGGTCAATTATTTTTGTACACTGTTACAGAAAGAATTTACTACTATTTAAATAGTGAGTGGAACCCCATAGCAACATATTTTGATGCTCAGTCTGAGTATAATGGAAATGGAATGACTTACCCAACATTATTTGCTAGACTTAATGGTGGCGCTCCAAACACTACTTTTACAAACGCTTTACCTTCAGCAGATGGCGGTAGTCCAAGTGAACAATTCTGATATAATAAACGTTGGAGGATTAATAAATGGCAACTAGAATTCAAGTTCGTAGAGGTACTACCTCCGAGTGGAATACAGCAAATCCAATCCTTGAAGAAGGAGAGATTGGATATAACAGTACCCTTGGTCAAATGAAAATTGGAGATGGGTCAACATCTTGGGGAAACCTAGACTATCTAGTTAGTGATGGAAGTTTAGATACAAGTCTTGGCAACTATATTGAGTCTACTGAAAAAAGTGCAATAGATGGTATTGCTGAATTAGACGGATCTAAAAATATCCTTGCGCCAGCAGGTATTATTTTTGAAGGTACAGAAAACGATTTTGAAACAACTTTAGCGGTAACAGACCCTACTGGTGATAGAACAATCACTCTTCCAAATATAACTGGAACAGTCATTACAACAGGAAACCTTTCAGATATTACATCTGTAGGAACTCTGGCTAGTTTAACAGTTACTGGTGACTTTACAGTAAATGGAACTACTACAACAATCAACTCTACAACTCTTACAGTTGATGATATAAACATCTTGTTAGCACAAGGAAATACTTCTGATGCCGCAGCAAATGGTGGTGGAATTACTCTTGCAGGTGCAACAAATAAAACTTTTGAATGGATAGATGCAACAGACGCTTGGACATCTTCTGAACATATGAACCTTCTTAGTGGAAAGTCATATAAGATTAACAATACTGCAATATCAGCAGCCTTACCAGCCCTTACATGGGGAGAAGTTAAAAATGGTAAGTCTGGTATGGTAATTAGTTAAACTACTTTGTAAAAGAAAAAGTACTTAACGTTAAACTTAACATTTAGTGTCCACTTTATGCGTATTTACATTGTTTAAATTTGTGATATACTAAGAGTACTTTGCATTTAGCAAAGTATTAACTATTTTTTTTATTAGAAAGTTGGAAATTTAATGTCAGAGGTCTTTTCTTTTCGTTTATCAGATGAGTTTGTAACAAAATACGCAGCAGCACCAGCCCCATTTGGGTTTTCCGATGCTGGATCTAACTCATTAGGCGAGATTACGTTTATTCGTACTTACTCTCGTGTTAAAGAAGACGGAACTAAAGAACGTTGGCATGAGGTTTGCCGTCGTGTAATCGAGGGTATGTATTCAGTGCAAAAGAACCATGCCAAGGACAATCGTCTACCATGGAACGATAACAAAGCACAGAAGTCTGCACAAGAAGCATTCCAAAGAATGTTTGAATTAAAGTGGACTCCACCAGGTCGTGGTCTCTGGGCGTTTGGAACTCCTATGACTATGGAAAAGCGCAACTCTGCATCCCTTCAAAACTGTGCAATGGTCTCTACTCGTGATATTGATCGTAATGATCCTGGTGCCCTTTTTGCTTGGGTAATGGATGCACTTATGCTGGGTATTGGAGTAGGGTTTGACACTATTGGTCAAGATAAGCAAATGTCTATTTATGCACCCACAGAGCCAGCCTCTATCTATGAAATCCCAGATACTCGTGAAGGATGGGTAGAATCTGTTAGATTACTTATTAACTCATTCTTGCGTCAAAACCAGCCTATCCAAGAGTTTAACTATGACCTTATCCGTCCACTAGGAGCCCCTATTAAGGGCTTTGGAGGCGTTGCAAGCGGTCCAGCACCGCTCATTGATCTCCATACACGGATTCGCAATGTAATTGGCTCTAGAGCGGGAGAAGTATTAGATAGCCGTGCTATTGTAGATATCGTAAACCTTATTGGTACATGTGTTGTTTCTGGCAATGTTCGTCGTTCTGCTACCCTTGCACTTGGCGCACCAGGAGATAAAGATTTTATTAATCTAAAAAACCCAGAAGTCTTTGCAGACCGTAATTCATATGATCCAGAAAAGCCAGGTTGGGCGTGGATGAGTAACAACTCAATCGCTGCTGAAGTTGGAACTAAATATGAAGACTATGTAGATTTAATTGCAGATAATGGAGAACCAGGTTTTATCTGGCTTGATGTTGCTAGAAACTTTGGTCGTCTTGCAGATCCTGCAGATGGTAAAGATTCTAGAATTATGGGCTTCAATCCTTGTGCGGAGCAGCCATTGGAATCATACGAACTTTGTACACTTGTAGAAGTGCACTTAAATCGTCATGAGTCCAAGGAGGACTTCCTCAAGACATTGAAGTTTGCATACTTATATGGTAAGACTGTTACTCTTATGCCAACACATTGGCAACAGACAAACGGCATCATGCAACGTAATCGCCGTATTGGTACTTCACTTACAGGCATTGCTGCATTTGCTGATGAGCACGGTCTTCCAGTTATTCGTGAATGGATGGACGAAGGATACAATACAATTCGTAAATACGATCACTCATATTCAGAATGGCTATGTGTTCGTGAATCAGTTCGTGTAACTACTGTTAAACCATCAGGATCAGTATCACTTCTTTCTGGTGCTACCCCTGGAGTTCACTGGGGACCTGGTGGAGAGTTCTACCTTCGTGCTATTCGTTTTGGTGATCAAGATCCAATGCTTCATTTGTTTAAAGCAGCGGGATATAAGATTGAACCAGATTTAGTATCAGCAAATACACAAGTAGTCTACTTCCCTGTAGCATCTGGACATAAGCGTTCAGAGAAGCAGGTAAGTCTATTTGAAAAAATTGGTTTGGCAGCAACTGCTCAAAAGTACTGGTCAGATAACGGAGTTTCTGTAACACTTTCATTTGACAAGGAGAATGAAAAGAAGTTTATTGCTCCTGCTCTCAATATGTACGAGGGACAGTTAAAGGCAGTATCATTCTTACCAATGGGAGACAAGGTTTATCCACAACAGCCGTACTCAGAAATTACAAGAGAAGAGTACAACGCTTACGTTGGAACTATCGGTAAGATTGACTGGTCTGCCATTTATGATGGTAAGGACAATTTAGATGCCGAGTCTGAAAAGTATTGTTCTACAGACGCATGTGAAATTAAACTATATTAGTCTTTGCCCTGCTATAATAAGGGTATAGGAGAAATATGTCTAACCCATCAAACTTATATGCAGAAAAGATATACTCAGAGCACCCATTAGTTCTTTGGGCGTTAGACGATAAGGCTGATTACGTAGACCTTATATCTGAAGCAAATAGAGATGTAGAAACTGATTGGTCTGTTTCTGGCGGCACAGCAGTAGAAGGATCCGCTGCTAATGAGCCATTTCCTGATAGCATAACTACTGAAATTGAAGGAAATGTTCCAGTTGGAAGTACAAACGACATTATTTGTATTAGTCCAGATTTAATTAATTTTACAGACTTAAACTCTGAACTTGGTACATTCTCTGTTGGCGGGTATTTTTATTCAAATAGCGCATACCTAGACTCAATATCTATTGGGTATGAATATACAGATACAACAACCTCTTTAGTTGTTCAAAAACTAAAAACTTTTCCAACCACAATATTTCAAAACTGGGCATTTGTATCTGAAACATTTGAAATTCCTGATGAGAATACAGAATTACGGGCTGTTGTTAAGATAGTTACTAATACTGGTGGGGCAAGCACAGCAGATTATCAATTTTATATCAATGGAATAACAGTTGGTCAATGGGCTGAAGACTTCAATGCAATTTCCCTTGGCGTAGTGCCAGAGGCTTTTCCAAACACAATAGCGCTCACCACAACAAGCCAGGCAATTCCAACAGCCCCTTACGGAATATCTTCTGACGAAGGTTACTATCTTGTAGATAATAATTCTATTGTTGCAAAAAACTCAAGTGTTCCTATGGTCTTTGGAGCATCTGGAGTAACAGTTGTCACACCCAACTCTGGAGGAGACCCGTCTCTCATTGTTCCAGGAAAAGGATTTTTAAATGAACTTGGAAGATACAAAGATTATACTGTAGAGTTTTGGGCAAGAATAAGTTGCGACTCTTCAACCCCTAAAAGAATATTTGGTCCAATAAACAGTACAGATGGACTTTACGTTGAAGGTGGCTTTTTAACATTTGTTCTTGGTAGTGAATTTGGATCACACTTTGTGGGCGAGTGGTTTAGACCAATGCTTATTCATATTCGTGTAATTAGAAACTCTGTTAGCATATTACTTAACGGAGAAGAAGTTATTTCTTTTCCTGTCGACACAGAGTCTTTAGAGTTGCCAGAACCATTAAACTTAGGAAAGTCACAAGACTGGCTTGGCTTCTATGCTTATGCAGACGTTACTCCAGTAGAGATTGACTGTGTTGCAATTTATCCATACCAGGTTCCAGTAACAGTTGCTAAGCGTAGATGGGTATATGGTCAGGGAGTTTTATCTCCTGAAGGAATTAATTCCGCATATGGAGGAACATCTGCATTTATTGATTATCCATTTGCAGACTATACAGCCAACTATAATTATCCAGATTTTGCCTCATGGCAGCAGGGTACATTTGACAACCTTGTAACAACAAACACTGCATTAACAACGCCAGAATACACTTTGCCAGAAATCTTTTTAGACTCAAAGACTATCAATGACCTTTATGTTGATAATCAAGAAATCCAAGAGGTTGCATCTGGTATAACAGTGCCTAAAAAATTTATAACATTTAGACCAAATAATACTTGGAGTTCAAAACAGTGTTATTTTAATTTCCCACAACTTAATGTTTTAAATGATCAAGTTAGATCTGTTTATGCAGTTTTTAGTACAACCGACATAGGACCAGAATCTGGACCAGTGCAGTCACAGACACTTATTAAGATATATAACTCTTTAACTAGTGATTTTTTTATTGTTAGACAAGAAGAAGATTTAATTAAATATGCTTTAAATTATAACGGAGTAGAAGAGTTACTTTACACAACAGCAAGTCTTGAATCAGATCAGTTATTTTCAGTAGGACTAAATTTTCAAACAATATCAAATACATTTGGAGAAAATGTTTCATCATTTTTTGGAAATCAAAATGGATTAAAACTATACATAGGAGGAGATGAAGAGGCAGAAAATACATTTACTGGTAAAATTTATTCTGTTGGATTATCTACTGCATCTAATACGGTTGAAATAGCAGATTACTTTGATGAAAATGGCTTTATATTATTTGATGATTTGTTAGAAAGCGGAGTAACGGAAGAAACCTCTGCAGCATTAATAGATCACACTGCAAGTTATACCCTGCTACCAACAGAGTCTTATGAAAAATTTTTTTTAGACATTGGTGTTTCAGGATATTGGCAAGATTATATGCCGCTATCATATTTTGCCAAATATGTAGCAAATGATGTTGGAAATCAATTTTATGATCTTGACTTTTTGCAATTTAACATAGGATACCCTGGACCATCTTCTAGTTCTCAGTCTGAAGAGGTTGCTGAGTCCTGGACATATGCTGATTTAAAATCACAGTTTGAGCACCCAGAACAAAAGACCTATTATCAGTTTGATAATTTCCTATTTACTGGCTGGTCTAATTATGAAGATATTGAACAAAAGTCTGTTAAGTTCTACCAATATGATACAGAAAATGCCTCTATTAGAAGTTATGTAACCTTTCAATATGTCATGGAAGGTGCTAACTCACCACAAACAAGTTTTGATAGAGTTGAAGCAGCAAAGTCTACACGTATAGTAGACATTGACGAGCACCCACTTTGGGCAACAACAAAGTTTGAAGTTGTTGACAATACAATTATTTATCCAACAAAGACCATTGACTTTAACGAGTTAGCCATAGTTTATCACCTTGAGTTTAACATTAGAAATATTCTTACAAAACCAATTGCCTTGCGTAGACTAGAAGTTGCATCTCAGGCACTTAATGCAAACTCCTTTAATCCAATAGGAACTAGATTTAGCCTAAACATGTTTCCCTATAAAAGAGCAGGGCTGTACTACGACTATAAATCTAAAAACCCATTTAGCATTTACAAGGGAAGTACTCCATATCTATATCTAAATAGAAAGAGTGGAATTGAAGTGCGTGGCTCTTTTGATCCACAGGTTAGCCGTGGTATTGCTGTTCCAATCAATCAAACATCGGCTGCAAATTATCGTATTAGTGCGGCTCAGATTTGGATGAGATATGATGATGACTTTTTCCCAGGCACACCAACAGAATTGTTTGAGATCGAGTATAAGGCTGACACAATAAAGTTTTATATGGTTGCAGATAGTTCAAAGGGCTCTAGGGCTAGAATATTTGCTAGAAGCCAAAACACTGGACTAGAGTTTAACGGTCTTGCTTATTTCTGGAACGGAGCACTTGTTCGTGAACCAGTAATCACCAAGAAGGAGTGGGGAGTGCTTGGTATTGCTTTCTCAACAGCCCTAAACTTTGATGGATACCTAGGCGGTATTAACCTAACTGGTCCAATGCTATTCAATAATATTGCCTACTATCAGGCTAATAACCTACAGCAGGTACAGAGTGCTTTAACACGACCATGGCTACAAGTTAAAACAGACGGAGTGACAAACTTTGATTGGCAGTATTGGTTAAATAACTTTACTTGGGAAGGTGTTTTGGTTATCTCAGCCTCAGACCTGTATGGTGTAAGCCCACAGGATGTATATAAGACCTATACAGGAACTAATAAGATTATTATTGATGACGATGAAGGCATGATCTTTGATGCAGAGAAATTAAAGATCTATGCAGATACAACTTGGCAGACCACTGTCAAGATTCCAGTATAGTATGCTATACTTGTAGTTATGGATAACGAAATTCTTAAAAAAGTTGGCAATGTCCGACGCAAAGTAATAGAAAAAGACTATAATTGGGGTCTCTATGTGTACAAAAAGTCAGATGGAAACTGGTTTACTGACGGTAGCGGAAGCGTTTTAAACATTCCATCAGAGCGTGGTGACATTTCAAAGATTGCAGAGTTACGTAAGGTTGCTGCTTACTATGGAGATGATGGTGAAGGCAAGGCTGTCTTTGTACCTGGTTTGACAAGAATTAGCGAAGAAGAGCACTCAGAACAAATGGATAGAATGAAGAACGGTTTGATTCCTTCTATGAATGACCACGGTGCTTGGGTAGCAGCACGACAAACCTATGACAAGTATGGTAGCGATGACTGATGATTATGTAAGAGTTGGGTTAAATACTCAACCAAAAGAAGATAGTCCATTTAACGAACAAGATCCGTTTAATAAGTCTTGGGAAAATCTAAAAGATTACAATGGGTTAAATCAAAACTTTCGTAGAAAAACTTCACGCAATGTTGCGAAGGCAGTAATAATTCCAACAGATGCGTATTTAGATTCAGCAAATGCAACGCCTTCAGGTGTAGATGCATCATCAAAGGCTATCAATCCTGGAACTGTATATCGTAATGGATACGGATTATTTGATGTAATCACACCACCATATAATATGTATGAGTTGGCTAATTTTTATGACACATCTTTTGCAAACCACGCTGCTATTGATGCTAAGGTAGAAAACGTTGTTGGTCTTGGATATCGTTTTGATATTGCAGATAGAACGATGCTAAGGTTTGAGATGAATGCTGATCAGTCAGCAGTTGAACGTGCTCGTAATCGTATTGAAAGAATGAAACTTGAACTAAAGGATTGGCTTGAAAATCTTAACGATGATGATTCATTTACCAAGACTATGGAAAAGTTTTACACAGATGTTCAGGCAACAGGAAATGGCTACCTAGAAATTGGTAGAACTGTAACTGGAGAAATCGGATATGTCGGACACATTCCAGCAACCACAGTTCGTGTACGTAGACTCCGTGATGGATTTGTTCAAATCATTGGAAACTCTGTTGTTTACTTCAGAAATTTTGGGGCAAGAAACCCAAACCCAATGACTGGAGATACTCGTCCAAACGAAATCATTCATTACAAAGAATACTCTCCACTAAACACATACTATGGAATTCCAGACATTGTTGCTGCTCTTCCATCTCTTATTGGTGACCAACTTGCCTCACAGTATAATATTGATTACTTTGAGAACAAGGCTGTTCCAAGATATATTGTAACTCTTAAAGGCGCAAAACTATCATCAGATGGTGAAGACAAGATGTTTAGATTCTTGCAGACAGGACTTAAGTCTCAGTCACACAGAACACTCTACATCCCACTTCCTGGAGACACTGATCAGAATAAGGTTGAGTTTAAAATGGAGCCAATTGAAAACGGTATCCAAGATGGCTCATTTAAAGAGTATCGTAAACAAAACCGTGATGACATTTTAATTGCTCATCAGGTTCCAATCTCTAAACTTGGTGGTGCTGACTCAGGCATTGCTGCAGCACTTTCACAAGATCGTACCTTTAAAGAGCAGGTTTCTCGTCCAGCACAGAAGCACCTTGAAAAGGTAGTCAATAAGATTATTAAAGAAAAGACAGACATTCTTGAACTTAAGTTTAATGAACTTACGCTTACAGATGAAATTGCTCAATCTCAGATTATTGAGCGTTATGTTAAGACACAGGTTATGACTCCAAATGAGGCTCGTGAGAAGTTAGATCTTCCACAAAGAGCAGACGGAGATGAGCCATTTGTAATGTCACCACGTCAAGCAACTGATTCAAGAGCAAACTTGGCGGGTAACAGACAAAGAGATGCTGAAAGAACAAATAACAACTCAGACTCTACAACAACCGTCTCTGGACGCAATGCACAAGGAGAGGGTAGGGCATCTCAATAATTGAGATAACCTTTAAAATGTTTGGTATAATGGTTACGATATGTTAATAAATAAGGCTCATTGGGTGACTGATGGCGACAACGTTCGTCTATCGATGCCTATTGGAAAAGTTGATATTGAGCGCCGCATGGTGTCAGGTTTTGCAACCCTAGACAACATCGATAAGCAAGGCGACATTGTTACCACAGAGTCCAGTATAAATGCATTTAAGAATTTCCGTGGAAATCTCCGTGAGATGCACCAGCCTTCAGCAGTCGGCAAGATTGTTTCATTTAAAGAGGATCGTTACTTTGATCCAAATACAAAAAAGTTTTATAGTGGAGTATATGTTTCAGCATATGTCTCAAAGGGTGCACAAGATGCCTGGGAAAAGGTTCTTGATGGAACCTATACTGGTTTCTCAATTGGTGGAAACATCAAGACTTGGGATGATGCATTCAACGAAGAGATGGACAAGTCAATCCGTGTTATTAAAGAGTACGATTTATTCGAACTATCTCTTGTAGATTCACCAGCAAATCAGTTCGCAAACATTATATCAATTGAAAAGCAGAATGGTCACAACGTAATCGGTGGCTTAATTTCAAAGGTAGATACAGAAAATATTTTTTATGACCAAGAGTCAGGCATGGTAATCGTATCAGATGCTGAATCAGTTAACCATCCAGTTACAGAGAAGCAAATGAAGAACATCGGTTTTGTTGAAAAGAATGATAATGAAAAAGCAGAAATGATAAAGTTCTTAGTTGATAGTGCTAAAGGCATTAGTACAATTAAGATTACAAAGGAGGTAAACCCTATGACAGAAGCAACAGAAACAGCAGTTGATGCTGCAGTTGAAGAAGTTCAGGTCGCTCCAGAGGCACAACCAGCAGAGGTTGTTGAAACTCCTGCAGTCGTTGATGAGGCACCAGTAGCGGAGGCTACAGATGCAGAGAAGTCAATCGATGGTAGTGCAGATTCTTCTATTGAAAAATCAGAAGAGGGAGAAGTTGTTGCAACAGAAACTGTTGTAGCAAAGTCTGATGAGGCAGTTGTTGAGGCAGTTGCTGAAATCAAAAATTCTCTTACAAATGCCTTTGGCGATCTTGCAACAACTATCAAGTCTCTTCATGAGCAAATTGTTGCACTAAATAAATCTCTTGACACAGTATCAGGTGAAGTTAAGTCCGTATCTGATGATGTAAAAAACGTCAAGGGAGTCTTTAATGAGTTTGGTAAGCGAGTAGATGCCGTTGAGCAAGACACCGCTTTCCGCAAGTCTGGCGATCTAGGCGAGATCGTGCAGTTTGAGCCTGAAAAGGTTCAGAAATCCCTATGGGGCGGTCGTTTCCTCACAAATACCGACCTATTTAACTAAGGTAAAAATCACTAGGAGGTGAACAATATGTCGGAACAAAATAACAATCTAGAAAAGAACTATCCAGGATCAGGCGGAGCAGGCAATGAGATTAACTCTCAGGGCGGTTTCGTTTCTGGTGGTATTGGTAGTGCAACTGGTCTTGACGCAGACGGAGCATCCGTTGGCGCACAACTTGGAAACACTGCTACTGCAGCATTCGGATCAACATCTGGTGCAAACGCAGTAAACCCAACAGGCGTGGCTGGTGGTATTCTAGCACCAGAGCAGGCTCGTCGCTTCATCGACTACGTGTGGGATGCAACAGTTCTCGCCAAAGATGGACGTAGAGTTACAATGCGTGCTAACACAATGGAAATCGAAAAGGTTAACGTTGGAGAGCGTGTTATCCGTGCAGCAGCACAGGGTGCACCAGATTACACAAACGCAGGCGCTACATTTACTAAGGTAGAACTTACAACCAAGAAGATTCGTCTTGACTGGGAAGTTTCTACAGAAGCACTTGAAGACAATATTGAAGGCGGAGCACTTGAAGATCATCTAGTTCGCTTGATGACAAATGCATTTGCTAACGATATCGAAGATCTTGCTATTAATGGTGAAGGATCAGGCGCAGATGCCTTCCTATCTATCATGCCTGGCTTCGTAAAGCAGACTCGTGGAACAGTAGGAAATGCTGCTCATGAGTACGCTGCAACAGTTGCAGACAATAACTACACAACATCAGTAATGCAGGGCTTGCTTCTAGCAATGCCACGCAAGTACCGTGCACTTAAGTCAAACCTTAAGTTCTACGCAGGCACTGATGCATTTGCTGGTATTGTCCGTAACAACGGTACACTAGCGGATGCTATTTCAGCAGCCTTCTCAGACCGTACTGGTAGCACACAAGCAAACCGTCAAGAATTCCTTGATGGTGGCGCACAAACACTTGGTAACACACGTACAACTCGTGTACTTGGTGTAGATGTTCTTGAGGTTCCTTACTACCCTGCAGGTTATGTCGACTTGACATTCCCTCAGAACCGTGTATGGGGCTTCCAGCGTGATATCACAGTAAATCGTGAATATCGTGCGAAGAAGGACACAATCGAATACACAGTATTCGTACGCTTTGGTATCCAATGGGAAGAACTAGATGCAGTCGCTTATGTCGACTCAGATAGTGCCGATTCCTAAGATTTAACCAATCACTAATAGGGAGGGTAGCGTAAAAACTACCCTCCTTATTCTTTTCTGGTATAATTACAAATGAGCACTGGAGAATTATGAATCTAACAATAGAAGAGTTATCAACAAAAACTGTTATGTCTTTAAAGTCATATGCAAAGAAAAATAATATTGAACTATTTGAAGCAAATACTAAACTTGAAATTTTAGAAATTTTGGCTAGTTGGATTCCACCAGAGCCAAAAGAAGAAGTAGAACAAGCAGACAAAGCAAAAACTTTAATTAATAAGGTAGCCCTATATTCAGAAAGAAACCTACATATGGATAACCTGGGTGCTTTAAAGGTAGGTTACAACATAGTCTCAAAGGAGGCATCGGAAAAGTGGCTAACACACAGGCTGGTTAGAATTGCACCGCCTGAAGAGGTAGCCTCATACTACGGTAAATAAATATGAACATTTTAAGACTTCCACCATACCCGCTATCTGTTACGTATACAGTTCCAGATGCAAACACAGACTATATCATTGTTATTGAAGATGTTGCTGATTTGACAGAGATAGAAGAGTCTATAACCTCTAATGCAAACTCCAAGATCACCTACTCATTAACAGGTGATTTTGTTAAATATGATAAGTCATATGCTGTTAGCATTTATGAAGATGCTGGCTCTTCTGGTGCAGACCTAGTACGTGGAGATATTGTTGTTGAAGACAACTTAAATATTGAAAGACCATATGTAAACCCAATCACCTTAGCAACTTCTGGAACTGCAACAGATATTGCAGCCTATACAGAGTATGAAGGTTTAGCAAGATCAATTATTGATTCAATTACTGGTGGGTTCTACTACAACAGAACATACTTAGAAGTTGTTGGTCAAGGAACTGATTATGTTCCGCTTTGGAAAAAAACACATAAAATTTTAAAGGCATATGAAAATGCAGAACTAGTCTATGATTTAAGTGATACAGTTAATGGTCCAGCACTAAAGTCCTATACGTATGTAATAACAAAAGACAAGTCTGCAATTACAAAAGATCCAGTAGAAAATACTGACTCATTGAATCGTGCTGAAAGAAAATACCCTAATATTCCAGTTGCACCATCAGATTCTATTAGTCTTTTTGACACTGAAGATAGCGGAAACGTTCAGACAATTGTTCCAGCAGTAGCCTTTCCACAAGGAATAGACTGCATCTTTTTACTAGAGACTGGCTACAAAGTAGTTCCAAACGATATTACAGATGCTACAAAAATGTTAATTGAAGATATTAAGTGTGGCAAACTAGATTATTACAAGCGCTATATTAAGAACTATAGTACAGATCAATTTAAAATTGAATATGACAAGAGAATGATTGATGGTACTGGTAATATTCTTGTTGATAAAATTCTTGACAAGTACATAGAAACGATTATCCGTCCAGGAGTATTATAATGGAATGCTGCCCAGAAACAGATTTCATGTATCCGATGAAGGCAGATATCTATTATCCAATTATTAAACAAACCCAGTATGGTCAGGCTACAAAAGACTGGGTTTTTGATAGAACGATTATTTGTAATGCAACAAGCGTAGGTGGAGCAGGTACAGAAGATATTAAACCAGAGACATTTCTTCAGTACGAAAATAAACTTATTGCTAGAACTAAAAATGATCCAAGAATATCCTCTAATAGTTCAGAAAATGCCATAACAAATATTTTAGTAACTAACATTCGTAATGCACATGATGACATGATTTACAAAGAAACTGCGGGACCGAGATCTGGCAGAGGAACCATATACGAAATGGCTACAGTAGAACCATTTACTGGACCATTTGGCAATGTTGAATATTTTAAGATGCTCTGGCGTAGAACAGAGAATCAGACAATAGGTGACTAATGAGAGTAACAACCAACTCAAAACAATTTGAATTACAGATGAATAATATCATCAAGTATTCTGTTGGGTTTTTAGATGGCGTTCAAAATGGAAAGTCTTTATTTTTAAAAAACCTTGGGGCTGGTGTTATTCAAGCACTAGCGGCATATGTCGATGTTTCAGCAAAAGGTAATCCAAGAGCGCTTCATCATATGTACGAGTGGTATCAAACTGGAAGTCCAAGCGCAAGATTGTTTGACCTAGACTATACAGTTAGTAATCTAGGGTTAAGCATTAATTCAAAGTTCAAACAGTCAAGAACTTTAAAAGAAGATTCAAATGAGCCATTTTATAATAAAGCAGAAATAATGGAACGTGGTATACCAGTTACAATAACTCCAAAAAGATCATCAGTTTTAGTATTTGAAGAAGGTGGAGAAACCATCTTTACAAAAAGTCCAATTACAGTTAGAAGCCCAGGTGGTGACGAGGTACGTGGGTCATTTGAAAGAACAGTCGATGAGTTTATACTTAGATACTTCAAACAATCATTCTTAAGAGCAAGCGGAATTTATGACTACATTAAGAAGCCAACCTTGTACAAGAAGAACCTTAAGGTTGGATCTAGGGCTGGAAGATCTAAGGGACTTGAAACTGGTTTTAAATGGATTGCAAATGCAAAGATTAGTGTAGAATAGGCATATGACTCTTAACATTAATGCCCAAACTGGCTTTCCTCCAACATTTCTTAATGCTTATATTAATAGCGAATTAAAGGAGTTTGGATTAATTCCAGACGGTCCAAACCCATTCCAACCATTTTTTCCAGCACAGAGCCCAATAAACATTGAGGACATTTACAACGATAGCGTATACATCAAGAATAACCCTGATGCTATAGTTGTTATGTTTGATAGGCTTATTAGGTTTAGACCAAATGCATTTTATAGAAATAAGCGTGAGCAACTTGTATACTTTATTTATGCTCCAAACCTAAGCAAGTTGTTTGATGCAACCAGAGTTATTATTGAGTGCCTTGATAGAGAAGATGCTGCAGCCCAAGATCTCAATCTCTGGATAGCAACAAATGACGTTGAGGACGATAATGGAGTTGCTATTACTCCAAATGTAATGTTCCATAATGTAAAGGTTTATCAGGCAGATGAGGCAAGGGATATAGCCGAACTAGCCTCAGCCAGAACCCTATTTTTGAACAAATTGGTTATAGAGTATGACTACCATACAACCGATAGCCTAGGAATCTCCCAAAGATACACATAAAATGCTGTTATACTTATCATGAGGAAACACAAACGCCGTACAACTTAATATCTATTCTTAAGGAAGAGGTGAATAAATGGCATACAGTCGTGGAACGTCGTCCAACATTATCGTTGGTGCAGCAGCACTTTTTGTTGCAGACACAACCCTAACTCCAAATACATTGGAGAACTTTAGTACTGAAGTATCATTCAGAGAGACACTCTCAAATGATGCAGATTATACAAACGTAGGTTACACCATGAACGGTCTAGAAATGCAGTTCCAACCAGACTTCGGTGAAGTCCAGGTAGACCAAATTCTTGACGTTGCAAAACTTTACAAGCAGGGCATGCAGGTTAATCTTGCAACTGCTTTTGCTGAAGCAACACTAGAGAATCTTCTCTTGGCTTTGGCATTCGGTTCAGACGAACTAACTGGCTCAGTCGCAACTCACACAGGTAAGACATTAAACTTATCTGCAGGAGATATCGGCGAGTGTCCAGTAGAGCGTGGAATTGTTGCAGTAGGACCTGGTACAGGTGACTGCGTAAACTCTCCATTCGTGGAGCGTGTTTACACAGCATACCGTGCTTTGTCAATCGAAAACGTAACAGTTTCAGCAAAGCGTGATGAGGCTTCAATGTTTGAAGTTTCTTTCCGTTTGCTACCAGAAGATACTTCAGGCTCATACGGTAAGATCGTTGATCGTACCTTCGGAGACCTATTGTCTTAATAGTTTAATTACTCAGCATAGCCCATGTCTTCGGATGTGGGCTTTGTTGTTTTATGGTAGAATAGAATTTCCATGGCAACTACAATATATAAAAGTGAAATAATACATTTATTTGACGGAACAGAATTAGAAATAACTCCATTAAAGATCAAGTATCTTCGTGAGTTTATGGTGGCATTTGAAGATGTCAAATTAACTAAAAATGACGACGAAGCAATAGCGGCATTAGTTGAATGCGTAAGAATTTGCATGAAGCAGTATCACCCATCTATATCTGGAACGGTAGAAGAGATTGAAGATAGTTTAGACATGCCAACTATCTATAGAGTGTTAGACATATCTGCTGGTATTAGAATCAATAAGAAGTCTGAAGAGCCAGTTAAAGATCAAGCAGTTGAAAGCGGATCTACTTGGGATGATCTAGATTTAGCAAAACTTGAGTCAGAGGTTTTTTTGCTAGGAATTTGGAAAGACTATCAGGAACTAGAAAAATCTTTATCCATGCCAGAACTAATGGCAACCTTAGAGGTTAGTAGGGAACTAGATTATGCTGAAAAGAAATTTATGGCTGCTATTCAAGGTGTTGATTTAGATAAAGAGTCTGGAAAAGGCAAGGGACAGCAAGAGTGGGAAGACATGAAGGCAAGAGTATTTAGTAAGGGTCAAACAAATGACTCAAATGACATTCTATCCTTACAAGGACCAAAAGCCCAGAAGTTGGGGTTTGGAATAGGTATGGGATTAGATTACGAAAATTTAACATAATAAGCGTTTTATGCTATAATTGAGTTAACCTATATAGGAGGAACAATGGCAACAACAGTACATGAGGGCACAGAACTAACTCTTATGGATGGGTCAAAGATTAAGGTACGTCCACTTAAAATCTCTTTGCTTCGTCCATTTATGAAGAAGTTCGAACAGGTAGCAGGGGTGGCAGAAGATAACGAGAAGTCAATGACTCTTCTTATTGAATGTGTACAAATTGCGATGGAGCAGTACAACCCAGACTTGTCTACAGATATTAACAAACTAGAAGAGATCCTAGATCTCCCAACAGTCTACAAGGTTATTGAAGCCGCTTCTGGAGTTAAGTTAACAGATGCAAACAACTTGTTAAACACAGTTCTTGCAAATAACTAATTAATAAAAGAGGTGTAAATGAATGGCTGATGTAAATGCTAATATTGGCGTACATATTGATACGTCAGCGGCACTGGCAGAACTTAAAAACTTACAGCGTCAATTAGCGACATTTCATTCATCTGTAGCAAAGAATAGTGCAGCCTCAGCAGCAGCACAAAAGAATCTACAGACAAACCTTTTAAATTCTATCAATGCCACTGGCAAATTTTCTGCCCAAATGGGGTTGGTAAGAACTTCAACGGAGTCGTTTACTCACGCACTGGAGAAAAATAAACTCTCTATGCGTGAGTATTTCCGTTATGCAGGCGGATCTACTAGAACATTCGGAAAGTTATTTAAGCAAGAGTTTGACACAATTGGCAAGGTAGCCGAAGAGCGTGTCAAGAAGATGCAGACCCAATATATCAAGATGGGTCGTGACGCATCTGGTGCAATGAAGGCTATGGCAATTACGCCAAGATCATTGGACATGAATGACTATGCTACTAAGACAGCCTTAGCAGCACAAAAGCAAGCACTATTTAATCAGTTAGTTAGACAAGGTTCTACTAACCTTCTAAACTTTGGTAAGAACACTCAGTGGGCTGGTCGTCAGTTGATGGTTGGCTTTACTGTACCTCTTGCATATTTTGGTACCGCAGCAGCAAAAACATTTATGGACCTTGAAACACAGGCTATTAAGTTTAGACGTGTTTATGGCGATATGTTTACAACAACAGATGAAACAACTAAGGCTCTTAGTGATATTGAAAAGATAGCAAAAGAATTTACAAAATATGGTGTTGCTGCTGTTAAAACCATGGAACTTGCATCTCAGGCTGCTGCGATGGGTAAAACAGGTGCAGAACTTACAGCCCAGGTTGTAGAAGCAAATAGACTTGCAGTCCTTGGCGGGGTAGAGCAAACAGAAGCACTAGAGACAACTATCTCAGTAACAAATGCATTTGGTATTGCAGCAGAAGACTTAGCAAATAAAATTAACTTTCTTAACGCAGTTGAAAACCAGACAGTTACAAGTATTGAAGATCTAACAATTGCTATTCCAAAGGCTGGACCAGTTGTAAAGCAACTTGGCGGTACAGTAGAAGATCTAGCCTTCTTCCTTACAGCAATGAAGGAAGGCGGAATCAATGCATCAGAAGGTGCTAACGCACTCAAGTCTGGTCTTGCATCTTTAATTAACCCAACTAAAAAAGCATCAGCAATGCTCCAAGACTATGGCATTAACATTAAGGCAATCGTTGAAGGTAATCAGGGAAATGTTAGACAGACTGTAATTGATTTTTCTAGAGCACTAGATACACTAGATCCACTAAACCGTGCTCGTGCAATTGAACAACTGTTTGGTAAGTTCCAGTTCTCACGTTTGTCAACACTATTCCAGAACGTAACAAAAGATGGAACACAGGCAAGCAAGGTTTTAGGGCTTGCTGGAGCATCTATTGAACAACTTGCAATCTTGTCAGAGCGAGAATTAAAAACTGTAGAAGACTCAGTTGGAGTTCAGTTTAAGTCTGCAGTAGAAGAATTAAAGTTAGCAATTGCTCCAATAGGAAAAACATTCTTAGAAGCAGTAACCCCAATTGTTAAGGTTATTGGAAATCTTCTTGAAAAGTTTAACGGTCTTGGAGATGGCACAAAGAAGTTTATAGTTATTGCATCAACTCTTGTTGGTATTATTGGACCTACACTATTGATGACATTTGGTCTTGTTGCTAACGGTGTAGCAAACATTATCAAGATGTTCCTAGCAATGCGTATTGGATTCTTAAAACTTGGTGGAAACTCAAAGGTTCTTGCACAGCAAACAGGTTATTTAAATACTGAACAGATGGAAGCAGCAACTGTTGCAGCATCTCTAAATCAAGCACACACAAGATTAACTCAATCATTTACAGCAGAAACATCAGCAGTTAGATTATTGCGTCAAGCATATATTGATGCTACCGTAGCAGCAGCAAACTTTGCTAGAGCAAATCCAGGCATGATGATGCCAGGCAAGGGTGGTGCCCCAAAGAAGGGAGCAGCACCAAAGAAGTTTGCAACAGGAACAACTGGACTACCAGGACCAAAGGGAGCGGGAGATATTATTCCTATCCTTGGTGCACCTGGAGAAGCAATTATTCCAGCAAACGTTGCACAAGATGATAGATTTAAACCAATTATTGATGCAATGGTTAATGGAAATCTACAAGGTTTTGAAGAAGGAACAGTAAATTTAGGTGGTAAAACATTTACAACACGAAGCCAGTCTACTGCTCTAAATCTTCAGAACAAGATTTCTGAATTAATTTCTAAGGGATATTCAGAAGATAGAATTATCAAAGCATTAGAAACAAATGTTCAGCGTGGTCGTCCAATGACTGCATCACAACTTGAAAGAAGATTGTCAATTGGTCGTGGTGCTTCAACTGGATCATCTGCACCTTCATCTATTAGATCTCTTGCCAAGCAGTCTCAATCAGGATTTATGCAAGAAACCAATGCAATTAAGGAAGCACTTAAGCGCCAAGGAGTAGTATTAACACCAGCACAAGAAAAGAATTTGTTTAATGTTCAGGCTTCTCATATTGAAGAAGTTAGAAATGCTGGAGTAAAAGAGTGGAAAACTAACAACCTTGTTGCAGATCTTGGATATGTTAATAATTATCTTAATACTGTAAAGGGTAAACTTGGTCAGACTCTTATGGGAATGTCTGATGAACAACTTAAGTCTATGGGCATTGATAGAAATGAACTTAAAAAACTTCAGTCTGGAACACACCCAACAAATGCAAGAGCAGCAGAAACACTACGTGCAGTTGCTAGATACGATGCATCGATTAATCCAAACTCATATCAAGCAAGGGCTGTTCTGGCTGGTTTAGAATATCGCTCAAAGAGCAATTTCTATTCTCAACCAATGAAGACTTTGGCTGACATGGTTGTATCAAAGGGCAAGAAGACTAAGAGCGGTGTTGTTGATGGTCAAACAGGAAGAGCAAAGTCTCCAGCAGTAAGTGTATCTGGTGGAGGTGTTGGAGACCGTCGTCAAGTTGCAGTTGGCAAGGGCGAAACAATTCTTAATAAGAAAACAACCACTGCTATTCGTGGTGGAAGAGCAGCGTTTATTCCAGGACTTGGAAGACTAAGAATTGCTGGAGCAGAAGATGGTATTCCTACTGGTCAAAAGACAGGAAGCACTACTGTTGGAGCGGTATCACAATCAGCACAACTATCAAGAGCACAGTTAATTGCTGCAACAGAAAGAATAAGTTTAAAGGAAGCAAAGCGTCGCATTGCTGCAGAGGGTAGACTAGCGAATGCAATGGATGATTCTACAAAGGCTCAAATTACAACAAAAGAAAAACTATCAGAGTTTAGTAAAAAAGCAGGAATGGGCATAGGCGCAGTATCTGGTCTTACAATAGCAGCATCTTTTGCTGGTGGTAAAGTTGGAGAGATGGCTCAAGCCATAATGCCATTTGTATTTGGTCTTCAAGGAATTATAACTTTACTTCCATTACTTGCAAACCCTTGGGTTGCAGCCATTGCTGCTATTGCAGCAGTTGGTGGAGTAATGTGGAAGATGGCTAAAGATGTTGAAAAGGCTAGACAGGCTGGAGTTGATCTTGCTAAGTCTATGAACATGACATCTGAAAAATTACAAAACCTTTCAGTTCTTACGGCAACAGTTAGTGCTACTGAAGAAGCAGATAGAAAACGACAAAACATTCTTACTGGCGAAGATGCTGTTCAAAGAAAGTTTGGTCAAAATATTCTTGGTAGTGAATTTGGCAAGGGTCTTATGGCTGACATTGAGAAGCAAGCAAAATCTGGTCAGGGTATTCAAGAAATTGGAAGAAATATTTCTAATAGTCTTGCCTATGCAATCGTACAAGGTGTAATAACAACCGATCAAGCAAAAAGCATATCTTCTGCACTTGGTGAAGAATTAAAGAGTTATGAGATTCCAGCAATCATTAGTGGAAGATTGACAACTTTACTTGGACCAAATGGTGAAAATCTAGCAACAGACCCGCTAAAGATTACTCTTGCAATTCAAGAAGAGTCTATGCAAAGACAGGCTGATTTCTTTAAGACTGCTTTAGAAGGCTCCATGAGCACGGTTACATTTACAAATGTTGGACAGGTTATTGGTGGAGGAATTACCGCTGCTGTTGGAGGACTTATGGCAGCAGCAGGAGTTCCAGCACTTGCAGCAGGTGGAGTTCCAGGTGCTGGTATGTTGGCTGGTGGAACTGCTTTAGCAGGTGTAGGTGCAGCAAATGTAAGGGCTGGTCTATCAGATCAAAATCAAAGAAGAGAAGTAAATGCTAATCTTGGTGCAGCAGCACTTCAACTTGGACTAGAGCAAGTAACAATGAATAATGGTTTAGTTGATTCACTTAACAAGCAATATGACATTAAAGTTAAAATGGCTAAAACAGATGCAGAAATTGAAGAGATTGAAAAGAAAAGAACTGCAGCACTTGATACACTTAATGCAAAAAATGCAGAAGCGCTAAATCTTCTTATTGCACAAAAAGATAATTTTGGTGCTGATGTATTTACAAAGGGAATTAATGCAGCAATAGATACACTTTACAAAGATGGACCAATGAAGGTTTTTGCTGATGAAGCAAAGAAAGAACTAGAAGGAATTAAAGACGCAGACTTTAAAGCAATGCTTCAGGTTCAATTTGCTAGCGGATCTATTGATCCAATAACAGTTACAAAACTTGCTAATAATGAAGAATTACAAAGTCAGTTTACAATAATGGTTGAAAGCCAAGGTAGTGAGCAGGCAAACCTAGTAATGCAACTACTTATGAAGGCGGGAACAAATGAAACCAACCTTCCAATCTTTATGGACATTATAAATAAAGATAAAAAGAATTTTGATAAAAATATGAAGGCAATAGCAATTCTTGGTAATATGCAACAAAAGTATGGCATATCCGTTAACATGAATGTTAATGGTCAAAAGAAAATGGAAGATGTCGTTAAGATTACTGAAGATCTTAAGGGTATTTCTCAAGAAGAAATAACCAAAGAAGGATTGCTTGATCTTAAAGTAAAGGATCCTGCAACTTATAATGCACTTATGGCTAACTGGAATACTTTGGTTGGAACATCAAGTACAATTAATAAAACTGTAATTATTGACTTTGTTGCTTCACAAGATGAAAATACTGTAAATGCATATATGGCTGCTATGGGCATTACTGCTCCAAAGGGTAGACTGGGTGCAACACTTCGTAAAGGACTTGAAGAAAAAGCAGCGGCATGGAAAATTGGAAGACAAGGTAGAGTTACTCCCAACCCTATCCCTGGAGGAACTGGTGGCGGTGGAGATACAGGATCTAAGTCAAGAGATACAACACTTGATGATCTTTTGAACAGACTAAAGATGACAAGAAAAGCATCTATAAATGCTGCAGGTGGACTTGATGAATTGATGAAGCGCACAAAGGGTAAGGGTTTGACAAACTTTGGCGGAGTAATAAATAACCTCATGAACCAGTCTCCTGGCAGAATAAATAGAGAGTTCCTTGATTTTATTTCACAAATGGATGATAAAACACGTAAAACATATCTAACTATTAAAGATGGAAAGGCTGTTCTTACAGCGCAAGGCAAGGCTCTTAAAGAAGGATTTGATGAAGCAGCAATTGGTGATTATCTAACAACACAAACAAAGAGTCTTGATACTACAAAGGCTCAGGAAAGTGCTTTTAACAAGTTAAGGGCTGCTGGAGTAGGCACAGCACAAGCAATTGAAATGGTTTCAGATGAACTGCTTGCAGTAGCCATCAATGGGAAAGACATTGATTCTAGAGAATTAAAAGTCATGGCAGACACTGCTAAGGCAGCAGCAGATGCTGCAAAAGACTTACAACAAAATTTAAACATGCAAACACGTCAAGGAAGGTTTGCAATCTTTAAGGAGTCTTTCAATGAAGCCATGGATTATTTTGATGCACAGGAAGAACTTGTAAGACAACAAAGAGAAGCAACACCAGAATTTAAGGCTATAAATGCTGAGATAGATGCTCAGACCGCTGCAATTGATGCAGCAGAAAAGGTAATCACTGATTATCAAAATAAGATTGGCGACTTACAGTATGACCTTGAAAACAACACTGTCTATGGAAGTCGAGTAATTGATAATCTTAATGCACAGATTGACACACTAGGTAGAACTGCTGAAATTGATTTTGATAGACCACTTGCAGCACTAAGCGAAGAGTCTGCAATTATCTCAAACACACTTGGACTTATTGATAAAGCAGAAGAAGAGATTAATAAAAAGTATGATGCTCAAGAGCAAGCATTATCTAAGATTTCTCAACTTAACTCAGAGATTGCAGCACAAGAAAAACAAAGACTTACACTTGCAGATGCACTAAGCCAAGGAGATATTTCTGCAGCAGCAGCAGCCGCTCAGGAAATGAGAGCAACTGCAGCAGAGGCTGCAACAAGAAGATCATCTGGAACCCTTGCCGCAGCAAGAGAGTCAGAGTTGGGTACCGTAACTGTAAATGGAATGACAAGAATTCAAATTGAAGAGCGTCAGTTCCAAATAGGACAGCAAACATTTGCTTTAGAACAACAACGTAAGGTAATTGAACAACAAATTTTATCTATTCAAGATCAAATTTATGCAAAAGAACTTTTGCGTGAACCAATTAACAGACAGATTAGAGACTATCAGTTTGAAATTGAAAAAACTCAGCGTAACTCACTTGAGCCTGCACAGCAGGCTCTTGAAAAAGCAACATTTGCAAAAGAGCAGTATCAAAAACAAACAGAATCAATTATTAAAACTTTTGAATATTTAGGTAAATCAAAAGACGAATGGATTACGATAAATGTAGAAGCAACTGCTGTTGAAAAAAGTGCAGATGCTATTGAAAAGTCAACTGCTAAATCTGCTACAAATACTGCTGCAATTCTGGAATCTTGGGAAAAGTTAAAAGATAAAACAATTACACTTACAGAAAAGATTAATAGAATAGTTACAACAACTAATATAGTTACTACTGTTTATGCTCCTGGCAGTACCCCACCACCTGGTGGTCTTACTACAAAAATGTACGGTGGAGTAATTAAGAAGATGGCAGTTGGTGGCTTTGTTCCAGGAATTGGAATGACAGATAAGGTTCCTACGCTGTTAACACCAGGTGAGTTTGTTGTTAATAAGGCTGCTACAAAGCAGTTTGGTCCACTTCTGTCAGATATTAATAATTCTAAATTCCCATCAATGGTTAATGAATTAACTCCCGCAGTCTATTCATCTAATAATTCATCTATATTTACACCAAATATTATTTCAAATAATGCATCTCTGTCAGATAACTCCAGCACCATGTATAATTATAATATTGGAATAACTGTTCCACAAACAAATGCAAGTTCTGACGATATTGCTAGATCAGTAATCAGTCAGATTAGACATGTTGACGCACAAAGAATTAGAGGACAAAGGTAATGGCAACAGCAGCGTATTTAACAGGAAGACGTAGATACCAAAGACCACAGGCTCTGTTGTGGTCTGAGAATGCTGGAACATTGACAGATGGACTTTATGTACCAACAGGGTATGAAATAGGCGCAGATGCCCCAGAGGGGGCTAACGAAGCCCTTCTAGACCAGTTCTTAATCCTTTCAGATCATAATCGTGGGGAACTACAGTTTAGCCCAACTAGAATTGAGCAACGTCAAAGAACAATCAATGGCAGGATGAGGTCTTATCACATTGCAGATAAACTAAATATGTCTCTTAATTGGACGAACCTTCCATCAAGAGGATACCATCTTCCAGCAGATTTTGATGATGAGACTGGAGCATCCGCCTATAAAAATGTTTCTGGTCAAGAATATACAACAGACGGCGGAGCAGGTGGAGTTGAACTATTAGATTGGTATGAGAACCACAAGGGTCCATTCTGGATGTTTTTGGCATACGATAAGTATAATAATTTTGGTAAAGACAGTGCTGCATATGGTCACTTAGCGCAATACAATCAAATCATACAAGTGTATTTTGCAGACTTTAATTATACGGTTGTAAAACGTGGTGGGGGCAACCATGACCTTTGGAATATTTCGGTAACCTTGGAAGAGGTCTAAATGTTTGTTAATGAAGCATTAAAGACACACCTAGAAACATCTTCAACAATTCGACTTCAGTCATTAGTTTTGGCTGAGTGGAATATGAATATGCCAGATAATATTTATAAGTTAGGTAATTACAGATATCGACCAACAGATACAACATCACAATATTTTACATTGCCAAATGACTTTGATCAGTTAGACGCTGGAAATTATTATACAAATGCAACAGATGCCGATGTAATAATCGATGGAGGTTTTACAAACTCCAACGTTCCACAGTTGTTTACATCTAAAAAAGATAAAATGAAAATGATTTATTCGCTAGAAGACTGCCTAAAACCTTTTAGACCTAGATCTGGAATTAATAAGGTATCATATTTTAATAATAGATTTTTGGCAAACTCAGGTGCTTCTATGGCACAACGTCCAAGATACTACATGGCTTCAAGGTATGATGAGTTTAAGTATTGGACATCTTACAGAACAGAAAATAATATTGAGCGGGGTATTGCAAAGAACATCTCTAATAACCTATATTACATAGACGATGCAGCACCATTTGTTGTTTATAAAGAAAACGTTCCAGCAAATAGACTTGTGGTTAAAATGCAGACAAATGTTGGTGACGTAGACCTGGGTCCTTTTACAACAGCAACAACGTCTATCAGCGATCCATTATTTGCTTCAGCAAATAAGACAACCCCAACAAGATGGAAAATTCAATATTTAAATAATAATAGTTGGGTAGACGCTTATTCTTTTAGAGAAACAGACACAAGAAGTTCTGGGGCACCAATTATTGGAACTGACGGATACGTAGAACTTGAGTACGGACTTATAATTCCAGAGGAATACATATCTTCATTTGTGTTTGCAGAAAGACTATCTTCTGATACTTTGCTTCCAGAAACAAGTATTGAAGGTTATGCTTATCTAGTTATAGAAAATGAAGGTGAGCGAGGAACTTTTTATATCTGGACAAATGGAGACTATGCAACTTTTGCACCAGAGTATGGTTGGAGCCTTGGATCTGAAGAGGTTGCAAACAACACAAACTTTATATCAGACCTGACATCTCCAGATTATTTTAATAATGACACCATTGGTGGAATAACCTACAGAGACTTTTCATACATTCGTGGAATTAGAGTAGTTGTAGATACCATGAATAAGTTTGACTCAACATTTGACCTTATTGAGATGTCTCCAAGACTTGCAGTAGATATATCAGATAAAGTAATTGACTTTAGAATTAACAAGACTCTTTCTGATATTGGAGTAACATCGATGCCAGTTGGACAACTCCTTGCTTCAAATGGTCAATTGTCTTTGTTTGATGATGACCAGGCTTTTAATCCAGAGAACTCAAACAGCATAATTGCAGACTATATAAGAAAAAATATTAAGTTTAACTTTTATGAAGTTGTAATTGATGTAGATGGATTTGATTACTATGTTCCAATAAAAACATTATACTCAGAAGGATTTCCACAGGCAGATGCTACTGGCGGAACAGTGTCTATCGAACTTAGAGACTTCTTCTTCTTTTTAGAGTCAATGCCAGCACCAAGACTTTTAACAACCCAAGCATCTTTAAGTTATGCAATAACAACACTACTTGACTATATTGGTTTTACAAACTATGTATTTAGACGTGTTGATGGAGAATCTGATCCAGTAATTCCATTCTTTTTTATTGCTCCAGATCAAAACGTTGCACAGGTTTTAAACCAACTTGCCCTAGCCACACAAACAGCAATGTTTTTTGACGAGTACAACAATTTTATTGTTATGAGCAAAGACTACTTAATGCCAACAGAGGCTCAGAGAACTACAGACTTTGTGCTTTCGGGTTCAAATAATCAAACAGATACAGGTGTTACAGAAAATGCATCTTCTGGCAATCTACCAAATATTTTATCAATAGCCTCACAAGATAAAAAGATTTATAATGATGGAAAGATTAACTATACAGCCAGATATATTCAAAGATCTTATGGAACAATAAGGCAATCATCTATGATTGACCAAGAAAAAACTTGGATATACAAGCCAGCACTATTGTGGGAAGTTTCGGGAACTGAGGCTACTAAAAGCATAAATGAACTTGCTGCAAAGCAGGGTAGTTATGTTTTAGGAGCAATGCCATTAAACTCAAATTTATCAGCAACTCCACCAATTGTAGCAAACAACGTGGTAATAAATAATATTATGGACCTTGGAGAGAACGTTTATTGGTTAACTAGATATCAAGGATATCTATATTCTAATGGTGAAATTATTAGGTATGATGCAGCGGAGTTTAATATTACTGGAACTGGAAATGTTTGGATATCAAGCAACCAGGAGTATCAAAAGTATTTTGCATCTTTGCCATTTAATGGAAAGATTTACCCAACGGGTCTTATTCGCATATATTCTGTTCCCTATTATGAAGTAGTTGATGGAATCACTAGACTACAAGGTGGGGCAGTAGTAGAGCATGGTCGTGCACAATTTGGAACAACAATTACAACACATACAGCAGGCATAGATAATTATTGGTCAAACAATGAATATGTTCGTGGATGCAATATGCAGGCTGGACTTATGTTTACTACACAGTTAGATGAGGATGTTGTGTACCCGCCAACTACCATTGGAGCAGCAGGAGTAGACAATGTTCTTGCAAGACAGACAACTCGTAATGGTGTTATTAAAAACTTTATGGCAAACAATTACTTAACAGAAACACAGGTCAATAACTTAAAGAGTACTGAAAGTGGAACCATTCAATCTTCAGCACTTGTAATGAATGGTCCGTCATTTAAAACTACAGAAACTCCACTAAATTTTGTTTCTTACGTTTATAAGCAATTAGACAACGCTTATAGGCATTTTGGAACTAGAATGCGTATTGTTGGTAAAGTTGAAAATAATGTAAGTAGAACTCAAACTCCTATTGGGTCTACATCTTATTATCAAGTTACAGGCTCACAGACAGACCAGAACGTAAGTATCGGTGGTGGTTCAGGTGGCTTAGCCGTTTTGTTAAATCCAGAAACAAATAATGGATATTACTTTGAGATTATTGCATTAACGGAAGATAATATAAACTCTTATCTAAAATTAAATACAAGAGGGCAGGCTGAAAAGTCTATTAACAACATTGTTTTTTATAAAGTTAAAAAAGACTCTTCAAACAATAACGCCATTCCAATAAAACTTTGGGGTGGTCTATCAAAGATTCTTGTTGACGACGGAAGATTTACAGGTCAGTACAGAATGTCTGGAGAAGATAATCCAACAGTTTATGACTTATCTGTAGAATATCAAGACATCGGAAAGACTAGAAGATTCTTTTTATACATTAACAACAAGTTAATTAAAGTCGTAGATGATACAGATCCACTTCCAATCTATAACAATATGGCACTATTTACTCGTGGCTCATCAAGGGTTATGTTTGAAAATATATATGCTCTTTCAGAAAACTATTCACAAAACAGCGTATTCACGGTAGGAGAAACACTTGCTGCATCTTTAGCAGAAGGAAAGATTAACGCAAATGAATCTTTTAGAAAATATGCAATGAGTGGAATTATACAGTCAACCTATCTGTCTGGAATCAGCGCACAAGAACCACCAAAATACAACATGTATTTTGAAGAGTTTGGATCAATTATGCGTGAGTGTGCTTATTTTGATATTAGATATAATCGTGCATACCCAGCACTTTATGCTCAGATATCACCAACATTTAATAGGATTAAAGGCTATACCACGTCTGGGTTTAATGCTGATTCTTACGGTGCAGAGTTCTTAATATTTAATGCAACAGATAAAGCCCTTAGCCTAGATGAAACAACTGGAAACTTTTTAAGAATTCAAGGTGTAACATTTACACAGGATACAACGCATGAGTTAAGTGTAGATGAATATTTTAAAAAACGTGGAAATCTTTCTGATCCAGAGTTTAAGGGTGACACTTTAATTTATTCTCCATTAGTTGAAAAAAATAAGTATGATGAGATTAGGCAAAGTAGAATGTTATATGGGAAAAATGAATTCTCCATTGATAGCGTATATATTCAAACTCAAGATGATGCTGAAGCCTTAATGGGATGGATCATAAACAAAGTTATGCATCCTAAAAAATCAATTGGCATAAGTCTTTTTTCAATACCAACACTTCAACTTGGTGACATTGTTACGGTTGATTACAAGGACTCAGATAACATAAACCTGGTTGCGCTAGATACCGCTAGGTTTGTTGTGTATAATATAGAGTATTCAAGAGGAAACTCTGGTCCAAACATGTCCATTTATTTGAGTGAGGTGTAAGATGCCAGTATCAGCAGCAGAAATTATAGCAAGTAAAGCAGCAATCGAAGCAAACAAGCAAAGAGCAGAAGAACGTGCAGCCCTTGCTGCTTCACAGGGAAATTCTGCCAGAGAACAAACTTGGTTAGCCAGCGCTGCAAGATATCAAAATCTTTTAGACATAAAAGACAGACTTGCTGCTTCTGCTGCTAGACAAGAACAGGCAAAAGAAGATGCTGAAGCAAGAAGACAGGCTGCAATTGAAGCAGCCAGACGTGCCGAAGAAGAAAGACAAAGACAACTAGAAGAAGCAAGAAAGAGAGCAAAGATTGATGGAGAAGTTGAACCACCTTTTCGTGGAGGATATGTTGCTCCAGCAATCAGCCCAACACCTTTAACACCTTCATTAATTTCTAACCCAATTGTTTCTACTCCACCACCGCCTCCAGTTAAAACTGCTCCAATTGATACTGTTTTATTTAATGACGAAGAGGTACCAATTGAGGTTATGACTGACCTAATCTTTGAAGATATTGGTGGTCAAGAACTAATTAATATTGCACGTAATGACATTATTAATGGTCAACAAGTTTCATATCAACCAATTAAAAACCTGTCTTCTATTCAGCAACAGTATAATCCAAACAACATTCTTAGCCTACAGTCTACATCTGATAAATACTTTGCCAATTTTCCAATTAAACTTGAGAATAAGATACCTACTCCTGGAACTGGTCCTAGCGGAACCCACGTTTACATAGATTCTGCAAACGGAAACCTTGTTATTGAGGCTATAAATATTGAGCCTGATGAGCAGATTGAAATAGAAATCACGGTAAGTGGTACAATATATGAAGCGGAATTTGGAGAAATAGTCTCATGATAACTAATACAGGTAAAAGCATTATTGGTAAATATATGCTTGGTCAAGCACCAGCATATGCTTCATTTATTGCTGTAGGTTGCGGTCCAACACCACTAGATGTCGGAGATGTTCAGGGAGATTTTTCTACAAAAGCAGCCTTAGACTTTGAAATGTTCAGAGTTCCAGTTTCATCAAGAGGGTTTGTTAATGAAAACGGTGTGAACAAGATTGTTCTAACAGCAGAACTGCCAACAGAAGAAAGATATGAGATTACCGAAGTTGGTATTTATTCAGCAGGGTCAAACCCATCTGCTGGAGCATACGATAGTAAGACTGTCTTTGCTTTTACTACTGCAGAAAACTGGCAACATCATACAGCAGAAGCAGTTACGGCTATTGATTCATATTCTGCTCCACTAGATGATCCAGAAGATGACAACGTTATCTCTGTGGCTGATGCTGTGTTTCAAACAAATGCAGACAACTCTATATTTTATAAACCATCTCGTGCAGGAAGATATGAAAGATGTAGATTTTTAAATAATACAATTTTTATACAAGGGGATGATTCTGACATTACAATCAGTGAAGACAGTGGTCCAACAGAGGATCACTTTGTTGTTGAGTCTGGATCAAATCATATTCACCTAACTGGAGCAAGTGTTGATTTTACTAGAAACTCTCCAATTGATGAACTTAAGTTAGCATTTTCTTTAATAAACAAAGATGGAGATTCTAACGCAATTCCAGATACTGTTAGAATTCTTGTAGATTTTGCAGAAACCGATACCCTAGGTGGAGAGTTTGCAAGGTTTGAAGCAGAAATCAATCATGGAACATCTGGAAATCCAGATTTAGTTCAAGACTTTTCTACTAATAGATATTTTGTAGTATCAAAACAATTACAGGAGTTGTACACAAGTGCAAACTTTACCTGGAATGCTGTAACAGTGGTTAAAATTTATGCTTGCGTTATTGATGGTGGAATTCCTTCAGAAGATTACTATGTTGCTCTTGATGCAATTAGACTAGAAAATGTTGCAACTGTAAATCCTTTATACGGTCTTACTGGATATTCGCTAATTAAAACAGAAGGCGCTGAATCAATCATAAAGTCTCCTAATACAAGTAATTATATTGAATTTAGATTTTCAATAGGAGTTACGTAATGGCTAATGAGTTTATTAAAAAAGTTAAAGTTGAACAAGATAGCCTTCCAACATTAAGCAGTCTTACAGAAAAATATGATGTTAGATACAGAATAGTTTCTGAGGATAAAAATAGAATCTCTCATTGGTCTCCAATAGTTACTATTGATCCACAGTATGTTTATGTTTCAGGAAACATTTCTATTGTCTCTTCGGGGATAACAACGGTTGTTTGGGATACAGTTACTATTAAAATAGGAGCACAAGTTATTCGTCAAGCAAAAGATTATGATGTTTGGGTAAAGTGGAGTAGAGCAGCAGGAAATGGTGACTGGAATTATGTTCAAAGAATCTCTGGTAATTCTATTAGTCTTGTTCATCCATCAACATTTTATATTAATGGTGTAGATCAGGCGCAGTCTCCAAACAGAATAACAGTAGAAGTTTACTTAAAGGGTGAACCAATAACAAGAGATTCAACAAATCTTTTAGTTTATAGTCCTGCAATGCATACGATCTAATGATATAATGGAGATATAATGGCTAAAGTACCGCTACCAGAACGAGGACAACCACTAGATGTTACTTACATCTATCAGTTGGCTGATACTATTAATGATCTGTCTACACAGGTTTCATCAGCAACCTATAACTATACAACAGTTGATACGGTTAGTGCGGGTAAGCAGAGTGTAAAGACTTCTGAGGCTCGTATGATTGGTGGATACGTAGAAGTTGCTAACAACTCTACAGTAAGCGCAGGAAACGAAAAAACCTTTTCTTATGACTTTCCAAGCGACTTTAAGTATCAACCAATAGCAACGGCTACCCCAGTAAACATAGGAAACACTCCTGCTGGACAAAATGTAAGCGTTATCTTAAAGACAGTAACAACATCAAGAGTAGAAGGAATTGTAAGATTTGGTGCTTCTGGAGATTTATCTCTAGCAATTAATTTAATTATTCTTGGTATACCAAACTAACATTAAGGGTGGGAAATGGTTTTTTGCAAAAAATGCAAAGGTCGTATGCTTGTTGATAGACAATATAGCACAACTGAGCATATTGAGATATTCTGTATACTGTGTGGTGCAAGAACATTCTTTCACCCACCATCAGAGAGTGAGCAAGGTAGATGGATACTGCTAAGGGAAAGATCCAGAGCGAACAATACAATAACGAGTCTGTAATAAAAGGAAACAAAAAGATTTGGTTTCTTAATGGAGATTTAGTTAGACTGTATCACAGTTCACGCTCTACTGGAATGGTAACTGTCTATAACATTAATAAAGATAGAATTGAAACATGCTTAAGGTCTGATTTTAGAAAAAATAGACAAAGAGCCTATACTATTGCTGAGACTGCTAAATTAGTTAATCGTCATAGAAAGTATATGCCAAGTCTAATTAAACGAGGAGTTATCCCTAAGCCAGTTGGATCTAGCATTGATGGCAAAACTGGTTTTCAAATTAGGGCTTATTACTCAGAAGATCACGTTAGGGAGATACGTGCTATACTTGCAAGTATACATATTGGTCAACCAAGAAAAGACAAATTAATAACAAATAATATGACTCCTACAAGTCAAGAATTGACAAGACGCATGGGAGACGGTATACTTACATATACGAAGACAGAAGATGGAAGGTTTATTCCAACTTGGTCTGAAAGCATTTAAACTATGAAATGGGTGGGTAATGGAAAATAGCAATTACGTAGTAACAAACGAACCAACAAAGATTAATGTAACACTAGGATATACGCTTAACCTTGGTAACTTTCAATCACTTAGACTCGATCTAGGCGTTGTAGATAGCAAGCGTGATGGAGAAACCACAGCAGACGCTTTTGAGCGTGTCTATAAGTTTGTAGAAGACAAACTAACAGAAAAGATTCAAGAAGCACAATCAGAGGCTGCTGAAAAAGAATAATGGCTGAACGCAAAGACCGAATGGCTTTGCTTAGTAGGTACAGTAAGTTCCATACAGCAAAGTATGAGCAAAAGCCATCTTTAAATTTAAATGTTGAGCAGTGGGCTTCCGATGCACTCATAGAGTCATACGGAATCAGCAAGTGCTATGACATATTGGAATATTACTTTAGCGTAGCACAAGATCCAAGTTGGAACTACTTTGCATACAATGCAGAAAAAATTCTAAATGGTAAAATTGAAGTAGATAAAGATAATGAAGAACGAATTGAGCGCAGACGATTAGCAAGGAAGTGGCTAAGTGAATAATACAGAGGCAAGAGTTATATCAGCATTACTTGAAGATAAGCAGATGCATGTTTTACTGCAGGCAAATGTAGATAATCTTCTTAGAACTCATAATGATATCTGGAATTTTATTCGTTTATACTTTGAAAACAATGGAAGCGTACCACCTGTATCTCTTGTTGTTGAAAAGTTTAGAGACTTTCAACCAGTTGCTGGTATTGGTGCTACTAAGCACCACCTAGAAGAACTTCAGACAGAGTACTTAAACGATAGCCTTAAAGATATTCTACGATCTGCAGCAGGTGAAGTACAAGGCGGTGAAGGTTCAAAGGCATTAGAAGAACTAATTACAAAAACATCAGAGTTAAAAAAGAATACTTCTGCTATCCGTGACATTGATGCTACAGACTTAGAGTCTGCACTTGCATATTATGAAAATGTACAAAAGCAAAAAGAAACTGGTCAGATTGGCATTAAAACAAATCTTCCAGGGTTTGACAATTACCTGCCTTCTGGCATTATGCCTGGGCAACTTGGAGTATTCCTAGCCTATCCTGGTATTGGTAAGTCTTGGATGGCTCTATACTTTGCAGTACAGGCATGGAAGCAAGGTAAGTCCCCATTAATCATTAGTCTTGAAATGTCTGAAACAGAAGTTCGTAACCGTGTATTTGCAATTATGGGTGAAGGTGTTTGGTCACACAGAAAGTTGAGTAACGGAGAAGTAGAACTTGATATGCTAAAGAATTGGCATAAAAATAAAGTTGAAGGAAAGCCAGAGTTTCATATTATCTCAAACGATAATGGTGGAGAGGTTACTCCATCTGTTATTCGTGGAAAAATCGATCAATACAAGCCAGACTTTATTGTTGTAGACTACCTACAACTTATGAGTCCAAATCAAAAGTCAGACAATGAAACGGTACGAATGAAGAACCTTTCACGAGAACTTAAACTTATGGCTATTAGCGAAGAAGTGCCCATCATTGCTATCTCTTCTGCTACACCAGACGATGTTAAGGACCTTAGTAGTGCGCCAACGCTGGGTCAAACATCTTGGTCTAGACAGATTGCTTACGATGCAGATTGGGTTATGGCTCTTGGTCGTGCTACCAACAGTGATATTATTGAGTGTGTCTTTAGAAAGAATCGTAATGGTTTTATGGGTGATTTCTTAGTACAGGTAGATTTTGATAAAGGTTATTACAGATATAAGGATTACGAAGACGGTAAATAAAATGACAGACATATATACAGAAGATCAAATTAGACGAGTCCTAAACGGAATTGGTGTAGATGTTGAGGCAGAGTTTGGTAACGAGTTAATTGTATACTGTCCATACCACAACAATAGTAGAACTCCAGCAGGAGAAGTATCAAAAGAGCATGGTAGATTCTTTTGTTTTGGATGCCAGGTTACTAAAAGCCTAGAAGAGTTTGTAATGACATCTTCAAACAGAACATACTTTGAGGCTGTTAGATATATTAAAAGTAAAGGTCAAGAGACTGATCTAACTAGTGTTATAAATAAAACATTGTATTCACCTCCAGACTTTGTTCAGTATGATGAACTACTGATTAAAAGATTAAACAATCAGGCTATGGAGTCACCTAGAGCAGTAAGATACTTTGAAGGTAGAAAGATCACAAAAGAATCTATGACAAAGTTTTCTCTTGGCTACTCAGAAAAACAAGACTCTGTTACTGTTCCAATGCACAACCATGATGGAATGTGCTTGGGTTTTGTTGCTAGAACTATTGAAGGTAAAGAGTTTAAGAACACACCAGGACTTCCAAAGAGTAAGATCCTGTTTAACCTTAACAGAATAAAAACATCAAGTACGGTCTATGTAGTAGAATCGTCTTTTGATGTTATAAGGTTGGACCAAGTAGGTTTCCCAGCAGTTGCAACTCTGGGTGCTAATGTGTCTGTATCACAGATCAGACTATTAGAAAAGTACTTCAATAATGTTGTGCTTATAGCAGACAATGATGAAGCAGGAGTTATTATGACAGACAAGTTAATTGAAAAACTTGGCTCAAGAGTAACTGTTATTCATCTAGATAAAAAATACAAAGACATCGGAGATATGGATGATGAGTCAATAAGAAAACTTGAGTTTCAGTTTGACAATTCTATATCTGCTATGCTAAAATAAATATAACAAACAAAGGAGAAACATATGAGCGTAGTAAAGGGACTCAAAAACATTAATGCCCTGCTCGACAAGCCAAAGTATGACGAAAACTCACCAAAGGTAAAGTGGCTAAAACTTGCCGATGGTCAATCAGTAAAAATTCGTTTCATTGAGGAACTAGATGAAGACTCTGCAAACTATAATGCAGAACGTGGTCTTGCTCTAGTTGTTAAGGAACACACAAACCCAAAGGACTATAAGCGTAAGGCTGTAGATACTATGGAGTCAGAAGGACGTGACTGGGCAGAAGAAATGCACCGCAAGGATCCAAAGGCAGGCTGGAGAGGTCGTCTTCGTTTCTATTGCAACGTTCTAGTAGACGATGGCATTGAAGCACCATACGTGGCTATCTGGTCAATGGGTGTTAGCAAGCAATCTGCATTTAATACAATTCGTGAGTATGCTCTTGAAACAGGAAGCATATCTAACGTACTATGGAAAGTCAAGCGCAATGGTCAGGGAACTGAAACATCTTATACAATCATTCCAGGTTCACCAGACAAAGAACCATTTGATTGGGCAGAGATTAAGCCATATCCTCTTGAGTTAGCATTGAAGAATATTCCATATGCTGAACAAGAAGCATTCTATTTGGGCTTTGATGGTCCATCAACTTCTTCTGCTACCAACATCGACTGGTAATAGATGAGTTACGTAGGCTTACACGTACACACACACTATTCATTATTTGATGGTGTTGCTACTCCAGAAGAATATGTAGACCGAGCAGTTGAACTTGGTATGCCAGCATTGGCTATCACAGATCACGGAACCTTATCTGGGCATCGGGAACTGTACCGCATTGCAAAAGCAAAAGGTGTAAAGCCTATTCTTGGCGTAGAAGGATATTTTTGTGCTGATAGATTTGACAAGAGGGCAAAGGCAGAACGCACTGAGCCAACTGATATGGTCTATAACCACATTATCCTTCTCGCTAAGAACCAACTTGGTTTAGAGAATCTAAACAAGATTAATGAAATCGCTTGGACTGAAGGATATTTTAGTAAGCCACGCTTTGACTTTGAAGTTCTTGAAAAGTACAGCGAAGGAATTATTGTTTTATCTGGATGTCTAAGCGGTATCATTGCAAAAGCCTTAGAGCACGGAGAGTATGCTCAGGCAAAAAAGCACATTGAATGGTTTAAGAAAGTGTTTAAAGATGACTTCTATATGGAGTTAATGCCACACAATGGAGCAGAAGTTAATAAGCAACTAGCAGATCTTGCAGATGAGTTTAAGATTCAGACTGTTGTTACTCCAGATTGCCATCATGTTGATGAATCGCAAAAAGAAATTCAAGAGTTTAAACTTCTTATGAACTCACATGCTAAGGTTCAAAAAGATGTAACATATGAAAAGTCAAAGAAGCAAGATGGAATGATGAAGCGTCTTGACTATCTCTATGGAGAAGATCGACAAATGTCGTTTAATAAGTTTGACATTCACCTACTATCTTATGATGAGATGAAAGTTGCCATGGAATCGCAGGGGATAGTAAGAGAAGACATGTATGTCAACTCTATCTCTATTGCAGACAAGGTTGAGGATTACGATATTAAAGATGGTCTAAACCTGCTACCAGTTCAGTATAAGAATCCAGACAAAGAGTTAAAGGCTCTTGCCCTTGAGGGTTTAAAGGCTAGAGGGTTTGACACAAACAAAGAATATTTAGACAGACTTGATGAAGAATTGCAGATTATTAAAGATAAATCATTTGGTCCATACTTTCTTGTTGTAAGTAACATGATTTCTTGGGCAAAGAAAGAAGGCATCATGGTAGGTCCAGGTCGTGGATCTGCTGCTGGCTCTTTGGTTTGTTATACTCTTGGCATTACAGAGATTGACCCAATCGAACATGGACTACTGTTCTTCCGTTTTATTAACCCAGATCGAAATGACTTTCCAGATATCGATACAGATATTCAAGATAACAGACGTGAAGAGGTCAAAGATTATCTTGTTAGACAGTATAGACACGTTGCATCTATTGCTACATTCTTACAGTTTAAAGATAAGGGAGTAGTTCGAGATGTTGCACGAGTACTAGACATTCCGTTAACAGATGTTAACAAGGTACTTAAACTTGTAGATACTTGGGATGAATACTGTTCATCAAAGACAACTGCATGGTTTCGTGAAAAATATCCAGAGGTGGAAGTTTATGGAGACAGGTTGCGAGGAAGAATTCGTGGAACAGGAATCCATGCTGCTGGAGTTGTAACAAGTAAAGAGCCTATATTTAGGCATGCACCAATGGAGACACGCTCAAGCACTGGAAGCGATGACCGTATTCCAGTTGTTGCTGTAGACATGGAAGAAGCAGAAAGAATTGGTTTAATTAAGATTGATGCACTTGGTCTTAAGACGCTAAGTGTTATTCAAGATACATTGCAGATGATTAAAGAGAATCACTTTAAGGATATTAAGTTACTTGATATTGATTTAAAAGATGCAAATGTTTATGAAATGCTTTCAAGTGGATACACAAAGGGTGTATTTCAGTGTGAAGCAACTCCATACACCAACCTTTTAGTTAAGATGGGTGTAAAGAATCTAAATGAATTAGCAGCATCAAATGCATTAGTTAGACCAGGCGCTATGAATACTATTGGTAAAGACTACATTGCACGTAAACATGGAAAACAGTCTGTATCATATACTCATCAGGTCATGAAGCAATTTACGGAGGATACTTATGGGTGTGTTTTATACCAGGAGCAAGTTATGCAAGCATGCGTATACCTTGGCGGTATGTCCATGTCGGAAGCAGATAAAGTTAGAAAAATCATTGGCAAGAAGAAGGATGCTAAAGAGTTTGACGTATTCAAAGACAAGTTCGTTAAGGGTGCTTCTGCCTATATTAGTCCCAATCAGGCTCTTGATCTATGGCATGACTTTGAAGCGCATGCGGGATACTCGTTCAACAAGTCTCATGCGGTTGCTTACTCTACGGTCTCGTATTGGACGGCGTGGTTAAAGTACCACTATCCTCTGGAGTTTATGTTTGCCCTTCTTAAGAATGAGAAGGATAAAGATGGTCGTACAGAGTATTTAATTGAGGCTAAGCGTATGGGTATTCCAATTAAGTTGCCACATATTAATGACTCTAGTGCTGACTTTAAGATTGAAGGTAAGGGTATTAGGTTTGGTCTAACTGCCATTAAGTATATTTCTGATAACATTGCTTCTAAATATATTGCTGCTCGTCCTTTTAAATCATATAAAGAGTTAGAAGAGTTTACATTTACTAAAGGTAATGGAGTAAATAGTCGTGCACTGCAGGCTTTAAGAGTAATCGGTGCTGCAAATTTTCCAGATAATCCACGTAATGAGCAAGAGATTAAAGAAAATCTTTATGATTATTTAAATCTACCAGAGTTTAATATTACAGTTCCTTCACACTATCATGCTTTCATACAGGAGGTTTGTGATTTTGAGGAAAAGGGTTCTTACATTTTGATGGGTATGGTTAAAGCAATTAAGCGTGGCAAAGGCTGGTCAAGAGTAGAGGTTCTTGATAAAACTGGTAGTGTTGGCATATTTGACGAAGAGCAAACAACAATTGAGCCAGGTAAAACTTATTTACTTCTTGCAACAGATAACAGAATTGTTTCTGCTATTCCTATTGATGAGATTAAGGGATCTTCAAATGCACTGATTAAGTTTTTAAATTATAAGCAGTTGCCATTTACAGATGAAGAAATGTTTGTTGTTTCATTTAAGCCAAGAATTACAAAGACTGGAAAGAAAATGGCTTCTCTTACACTTGCAGACACAAGTAGAGATTTGCACCCAGTAACAGTATTCCCAACATCATTTGCACAAGCATATATGCATATTGAAGAGGGCAATGCTTACAAGTTTAAGTTTGGAAAGACAAAGGATGGAACAGTGATAATGGAGGAAGTAAATGTTCGATGATCTAGCAATAACAATACACAAAAATGCAGTAGAAAAAGGCTTCTGGGACCGTACAGCAGATGAGATATTTGTTACAAAACAAATGATGATGATTGTCTCTGAGGTTGTTGAAGCCATGGAAGCACTTAGAAAAGACATGGATCCAAACCAGTTATCTGATGAGTTTGCTGACATTATCATTCGTACATTAGATCTGTACGCAGGCATGGTAGAAGCAGGGTACATGACTAAATCTTTAGACGCAGCAATTAAAGAAAAGATAGAAAAGAACTCTAGTAGACCAAAGAAGCATGGAGTAAGATTCTAATGGCTGTAACAATGGAAGAAGTATTAGCACAACTTAACCCTAAGTTGCGTAAGACTATTATGATTGGGGACTCGGTTCCTCCAACAGAGTATGCTGAAACGCCTAGTTTTGGTTTAAACCGTGCCCTAGCAGGAGGACTCCCTTACGGTAGACAAGTACTCATTTGGGGTTCAAAGTCCTCTGCAAAGTCCTCTCTGTGCCTTCAGATGATAGGTCTAGCACAGAAGGAAGGAAAGATCTGTGCATGGATTGATGCAGAAATGTCATATGATCCAAAGTGGGCAGAAAGACTTGGCGTTGATTCATCTAAGTTAATTTACTCACAGGCTCGTACCATTAATGAAATGGTAGATGTAGGAACTAACCTTATTAATGCTGGAGTAGACATTGTTGTTGTTGACTCAATTACTTCATTGCTGCCAGCGATTTATTTTGAAAAGGATTCAGATGAACTTAAGCAACTTGAAAATACAAAACAAATTGGTGCAGAGTCTCGTGACTTTTCTAATGCTTGGAAGATGATTAATTATGCTAATAATAAGGTTAAGCCAACGCTATTTGTTCTTATTAGTCAAAGCCGTAACAATATTAATGCTATGTATACTAGCCAGCAGCCTACTGGTGGTCAGGCTACTAAGTTCTATTCTTCTACTGTTATTAAACTTTTTTCATCCGAGTCGGATAATCAAGCCATTAAAGGCAAGATAAAAATTGGTGACAAGTTGATTGAAGAAAAGGTTGGCAGAAAGATTCGTTGGGAATTGCAGTTCTCCAAGACATCTCCAGGATTCCAATCAGGAGAGTATGACTTCTACTTTAGAGGTGACGATATTGGCATTGACTCTATTGGCGATCTTGTAGATACAGCAGAAGCATCTGGTCTTGTTAATAGAACTGGTGCTTGGTATCAACTAGATGATGGAACAAAGGTTCAGGGTAGAGATGGTTTTATTTCTCGTGTTAGAGAAGATCTCACATTACAAGAAGAACTTAAGAATAAGTTAATCAATGGCTAAAGAGTTTACAGTCTATCCTGGAAAGTTTCCATGTAAAAAGTGTGGCGCTGAGGTAACATCTTTAAGGTATTGGGGCGAAAGCGGAGATGCAACTTGGATGTGTGAAAACAAACATGTTTCTAAGGTCAACTTAATACCACCAAAGAAAAAGAAAAAGGACTTTGCCAATGAGTGAAAGAGGAGAGTCTAAAAGAATTGGTGCCAAGCAGCACAAGAATTCTGGTAGAAATAATACTAAGGGAGATGCATCTTGGCATAACTTTGTCTTAGATTTTAAAGAGTGCTCTAAATCCTTTACTCTTAATCAAGACGTATGGGCTAAGGCAGTTACAGATGCACTCAAGAAGAGTATGGATCCAGCCTTAGTTATTGTGTTAGGCGAGGGGACAAAGAAGGTGCGTCTGGCTATTATAGAGTTAGAACTACTAGAACAGTTAATAGAAGGAGAATAAAATGACAGAAGGCACAGGACAGACAACGCTAGAGATGATTAATGGTTTGGCAGAAATTGCCGAGTTTATGGAAGATGAAGAACTCAATATAGCCTTAACAATGATTGCTAAGTTAATCATTAAACCAGACATTCCTGCCCCAGTAGCAAGCATTGAGATTGTAAGACTTCAAGCAATTGCAGGAAAGTTAGCATTAAAGGCTACCTGGATGGCAAATGTTGATAAGAATAACAGAGCAAAGAAGAACATTTACTACACGGCTGCAGAGGCAGTTAACAACTTGGTATCAGCACTTAAATACATAATGCGCTAAACCTGCTATACTTATATAAAACAAGGGGATATGATGACGAAGAGTTTACTACAGCAAGTTATGCTTAAAAGTGTTTCGAAGAAGAGTACTATTATTGATGCAGATGCTTTGATCGAAAAGATCAAGTCTGGATATATCATTAATCGTGGTCCTAAATTCCAGACAAAGAAGACGTTTGCTCCATCTACAATTGCCTATAGCCACGGAGAATGTCCACGCTATTGGTATTTGGCATTTGATGGTGCTACATTTGAAGATAATGCAGATGCTTATGGTGCAGCAAATATGACTGCAGGCACATTATCACACGCACGAATTCAAGATGCAATGATGAATTCTGGAGTAGCAAAGATTTATCGTGATGATGATAATCAACCAACAACAGAGTTTAAAATTAGATATGACGATCCACCGATCTTTGGCTACGGCGATGCAATGCTTGAGTGGGAAGGCGAAGAGATTGTCGGAGAAATTAAGACAATGCTTAACGAAGGATTTGAGTATCGTAAGAACTCTATGAAGCCTAAGACTGGTCACCTGATTCAGTTACTTATTTATATGAAGATTCTTGGAAAAAAGAAGGGTGTTCTTATTTATGAAAACAAAAACAACCATGAGTTATTGGTTCTTCCAGTAGAGGTAGACGATAACTATCGTGAATGGATTGACAATGCTTTTGCTTGGATGCGTGAAGTACGCAAGGCTTGGGTAGATCGTACACTTCCAACCAAAAACTATCGTGCTAACTCAAAGATTTGCAAGACATGCCCTATTAAGGCAGCATGTGATGAAGCAGGTGCTGGAGTAGTTAAGATAAAATCCATGGAGGGGCTGATTGAAACTTTGTGACAGATGTGATATATACTTTGACCCTAAAGTAAGTTATCAAATTTATTGTAGCATTGAATGTAGAGATGCTGCAACAAAAGATAAGATTACTGAAAGGTATCAGGTTACTCGTCGTCAAAAAAGAAAAGGCAAGGTTAGACGTTGTTTAGGTGGTTGTGATACACAACTATCGATCTACAATGATTCTGGATTTTGCTCTAACTGCAACGTTAGTGAAAAAGCAGTTGCAAAAATGCTAAAAGAGTTGAAGGGATTTATTGAATATGAGCAAGAATAAGTGGGGATTAGAACTTCCACCTAAGACTATTTGTGCAATAGATGCAAGTACAAACAGTCTTGCTTTTGCATTATTTGATACTGAACAAAAAACATTGGGTGTAGTTGGAAAGATAACCTTTGATGGTAACGACACATATCAGAAAGTTATGGATGCTGGGGCTAAGGTCAAAGCATTCTTTACTTACTATGGTGGTTTTGAAGCAATCATTATTGAGCATACAGTTTTTATGAATAGTCCAAAAACTGCTGCAGATTTAGCACTTGTTCAAGGAGCAATTCTTGGTGCTGCAGGTCAGTCTGGAACAACAGTGATAGGTAAAGTATCTCCAATAACCTGGCAAAATTTTATTGGAAATAAAAAAATATCAAAAGATGAGCAACTATTTATACGTTCTCAACACCCAAATAAATCATTATCTTGGTATAAATCACATGAAAGAAACCTTAGAAAAGAAAGAACTATAAGGTTTATTAATACTATTTATGATAGATCAATTACTGATAATGATGTGGCTGACGCTTGTGGCATTGGTCATTGGGCACTAAGTAATTGGGACAAAGCAATAGGAAATGTTTAATGGACAGAGATACTTTTAGTTTTAAAGAAGAAGATGAAAAAGTTATTTTAACAGTCAATACACTTGTGCCAACAAAATGGTTATTGGTTGATAGAGAAACGGGTCAAGTTTATCAGGGTAATCCACAAGGATATTGGGATAAACTAAAAACAGTAGAAAGAGATAAGCAATAATGCCAGAGTTAAATGCAAACATACCACCTATTGAATGCTATGTGCGTGGTAATTTTTTAAGAGATCAGTTAGATAGTCATGATCAATATTTTCCATGTGTAATCTTTGGAGTATCAAGTATTAAGGCAAGAAGCCCACTGTTTCATTTTATGATGGAAGATGGTGGTATTTGGTGGCGTATGCCAATAAATGCCTTCTGTTCTAAGCCAGGAGTTCCAGAAGAACCAATTCATAATCTTGTTCTATGGAATTCTTTTAGTCCACATGTTTCTGTTACAAAGTTTCAAGCATTAAGCAATATGAGAATGTCCTACATTGACAGAAACAAAAATACTATTCCTGGAACATATCTTTTTACTTTAGATTGGCACAGCCCAGAAACAAATATACTGGACGACGGTTATTCTGAAAACCCAGGGCAGCATAAATGTGGGCATGTTATTCAAAGAGATGATGGAAATTTTGCGGTACAGCCAAACAACAGAGTGAGAATTAAAGAGCCGTCATTTGTTACTAAGAAAGATCTAGTCATAAACAGGTTAATTAATACAAATAAGTGGGATGTTGAGAGTTACGACAAGTGGATACTTGAAGACTCCAATGCATATAATTATGATGTTATTGATACGGAAGTTGACAAATAACACTATGACTGGTAAACTATATACAAGTGAGGTTTGGCTACGAAAGCGGTATTTGATGGACAAGAAGAGTCCAGAAGATATTGCTAAAGAGTGTGGGGCAAGCGTAGAGACAATCTATGTTTACCTTGCTAAATTTGGACTAAGGAAGTCAAGGCGATGAATAAATTACAAAAGGTTGTTGTTGCAGTTGGTATTGCTGGCGCAGTGGGTTTGACCTACGTAATTACAGCACTAAAGGGTATGCCTGAAGCATTTGATTGGGAAGATGACGAAGAGGAAAACTATGAGTGATAATCTAACTATTACGGTAGATCAGGTTAATCACCCACGCCATTACACTACAGATCCTTCTGGTGTTGAGTGCATAGAAATTACACGTCATCGTAACTTTAACATTGGCAATGCCTTTAAGTACCTATGGAGAGCAGGACTTAAAGATGAATCAAAAACTATTCAGGATCTAGAAAAGGCTATATTCTATATCAAAGATGAAATCAATAGACTAGAGGGCAAATATGTCAACTGAAGAAGATTTAGTCAAGCATCTTGATCAAATAAACAATGTTGTTGCAGAATACTTAAAGGGCAATGATCCAACTGTAATTTCTAAAGAGTTAGACATCCCAAGAGTTAGGGTTGTTACTTTAATCAATGAGTGGAAGGCAATGGCTTCTGACAATTCTGCTATTCGTGCTCGTGCTAAAGAAGCATTAGTTGGCGCTGACACACATTACACCAAGTTGATTTCTAAATCATATGAAGTTATTGATGAAGCATCTATGACCAATAATCTTAGTGCAAAGACTGCTGCAATTAAACTAGTTATGGACATTGAGTCAAAAAGAATTGATATGCTGCAGAAGGCTGGTCTTCTTGAAAATAAAGAACTTGCAGAAGAGATGGTTGAGATTGAGCGCAGACAAGAAGTTCTTGTTGGAATTCTTAGAGATATTGCATCTTCACATCCAGAAGTTAGAGATATTATTATGCATCGCCTTTCTGCGATTGCAAAAGAAGGCGAAGTGATTACAGTTGTCCACGACGTTCAATGAGTTTTTTGAGGTTCTAAAAGAAAACCACTTTGTCGAAACACCAGTCGATGTAAAAACCTTTGTTCAATCGCCAGACTATCTGGGTCAACCACTTCTGTCTGATATTCAGTATGAGATAGTAGAGGCAATGAGCCAAATCTATCGTAAAGAAGACCTTATTGACTTGATGGGTGAGGCAGCAGGTGTAAACCACTTTACTAAATACACAAAGAATGAACTTATTTTGCAATTAGGCAAGGGTAGCGGTAAAGACTTTATCTCAACAGTAGCATGTGCATACGTAGTCTATAAACTTCTATGCTTAAAAGATCCAGCAACATACTTTGGTAAGCCAGCAGGAGATGCTATTGATATTATTAACGTTGCAGTTAACGCTCAACAGGCTAAGAACGTTTTCTTTAAAGGTTTTAAAACAAAGATTGAAAGATCACCTTGGTTTGCTGGAAAGTATAATGCAAAAGCAGACTCAGTTGAATTTGACAAGTCGATTACAGTTTATTCTGGTCACTCAGAACGTGAATCACATGAGGGTTTAAACCTTCTTATGGCAGTGCTTGATGAGATTTCTGGTTTTGCAACAGAGGTTGGAACAGGTAATGAACAGGGTAAGACTGCTGACAATATCTATAAAGCCTTTCGTGGTACTGTAGACTCTCGTTTCCCTGACTTAGGTAAGGTTGTTTTGCTTTCATTCCCCCGTTATCAGGGTGACTTTATTTCTCAGCGGTATGAGTCAGTAATCGCTGACAAAGAAACAATTGAGCGTACACATACTTTTATTATGAACGAAGACTTGCCACACGATGATCCAAACAATCAGTTTCAAATCTCTTGGGATGAAGACACTATTCTGTCTTATAAGATACCAAGAGTCTATGCATTTAAAAGACCTACTTGGGAAGTAAATCCTACAAGAAAAATTGAAGACTTTAAATTAGCGTTCTACACAGACCTTGGTGATGCAATGATGCGCTTTGCCTGCATGCCAACCTATGCATCAGATGCCTTCTTTAAGCAAAAAGATAAACTAGAAAAGTGTATGAATACTAGGAATCCTCTTGATTCCTTTAGAAGGTTTGATGAAACCTTTAAGCCAGACCCAGACAAGGTTTACTATATTCACGCTGACCTTGCACAAAAGCATGATAAGTGTGCAGTTGCAATTGCTCACGTAGACAAGTGGGTAAACATTCAGGTAATTAAAGACTATGAACAGGTAGCGCCTATCGTAATCGTAGATGCAGTTGCCTGGTGGGAACCAAGAGCAGAAGGTCCTGTTAACTTATCAGAAGTCAAGCAGTGGATCATGAACTTGCGTAGACAAGGTTTTAATCTTGGCATGGTTACATTCGACCGCTGGCAATCGTTTGATATCCAGAATGAACTACAGGCTGTTGGAATAAGAACTGAGACTGTTTCTGTTGCCAAAAAGCACTATGAAGATTTAGCAATGATGATTTATGAAGAGCGAGTTGCTATTCCTATGATTCCAATTCTGCTAGAAGAAATGTCAGAACTTAAGATTATGAAGGGTAATCGTGTAGATCACCCACGTAAAAAATCTAAGGACTTGGCAGATGCCGTTTGTGGGGCAGTCTTTGGAGCAATTTCACACACACAAAAGAATAATAATACTGAGATAGATGTCCATACTTGGAGTTCTGCAACTCGACTTGCACAGAAGCAAAGGGATATGGTAGAATTGGGTAATCGAGAAATTCCTAACGATGTTAAGGATTTCTTAGATAAATTCAATTTAATATAAAATAAACAAGGAGAAAAATGAATTCATTTCAAAAAATTGCCCTAGGTCTTGCTGCAGCGATGTCCTTTGGCGTTCTATCCGCAATCCCGACGAATGCTGCCGTGATTGCACCTACTTTAACAATTGATTCTGCAACAGATACAATTGTGGCTGGAGAGACTGCAACTGCAGTAGTTACTCTGTCATTTATTTCAGAGACAGCAGCAGATACAGCAACAGTGCTATCTGCAATGTTTTCTCAGCCAACGGGTTCAGCAAAGACTGCAACCCTAACAGTTCTTGAAACAACAACCGCTACAGTAGCAGTTGCTGCAGGAAATCTTTCTGCAGATGTAAACTCAACAGTAGGAACGCCAGGATATGTGACTGCAAAGTTCACAGTGTCATTGGTTGCACCAACAGTTGCAGGTACATACGAAGCAAGAATCATTACAACTCGCCCAGCAACTGGTCCATCCGTTGCATGGACAGTTACAGTTAAGGCAGCGGATCTAACTCCTTCTGCTTCAACAACAACTTCAATCCTTAATGCTGGAGAGGTTACAACCGCAACAACAGATGCAGTTGTCTTTGCACCAAAGGCTACTTCAACAGATGCAGCAGCGGTAATCGTTGTTACACCTAAGAATGCAGCAGGCGGAGCAGCAACAGAGTCAATTCTTGCTACGATCTCAGGGTCTGGTCTTATTGGATTTGGCACAAACGCTACAACAATGTCTGCTACAGGTCGTGCACTTGTAATTCCTAACGGAAATCACATTGGTGTATTTGCTGACGGTACAGCAGGAGTAGGAACAATTACTCTTACAACTCCTTCAGGTACAGTACTTGCAACAGAGCAGGTAACATTCTATGGTGACATTGCTACAATCGTGGCAACTCCAGTTAAGTCTGTTATTGCAGTAGGGGCAAATACAACTACTGTAAAGGCAGTTGCTAAGGATGCTTCTGGCGTAACAGTTGGAGCAGGAACACTCTATGCTTATTCATCAGATGTAGCAGTTGTTAGCGATTCAGCAACAGCAGCAACAATCGTAAATGGTGAGGCAGTATTCACAATTACTGGTGTTAAGGCTGGTGGAGTTGCAATCACAGTTAAGAATGCAACAGGAACTATTGTTTCTACTCCAGTGGCTACTCGTGTAGAGGGAACTGCAGCAACAGTTAAGTTGGCTTTTGATAAGGCTGCATATCTCCCAGGAGAAGCAGCAACACTTAAGGTAACAGTACTCGATGCAGCAGGTCTTCCATTATCTGGTAAGACGCATGCTAATCTATTTGCAACAGGTGGAATCGCATCTACTTATGCATTTGGTTCAGGCTCAGATGTTCTTACAGCAACATCAATCACAACTGATACAGAAACAGTAAAGTCATATAAGGTATTTATGCCTTTGACAGAAACTGTTGTAACAGTATCAGCAACAGGTGGAACATCTCTTCCTCTTGCTGGTCAGGTTATTGTAACAGCAACTGCTAATGTATCTAACCCAGCATCTAAGGCTTCTGAAGAGGCTGCTGCTGCTGCTAAGGCAGCAACTGATGCAGCAATCGCTGCTTCAAAGGCTGCAGACGCTGCTACAGAGCAAGCAAAGGCTGCTGCAGATGCAGTTGCCAAGTTGTCTGCAGATGTTGCAACATTGATTGCAGCACTTAGAAAGCAGATTACAGCATTAACTAACTTGGTGATTAAGATCCAAAAGAAGGTTAAAGCATAAACTAGTCCAACAATTAGGGGAGTCAGGAAACTGGCTCCCTTTTTTGTTTTATAAAATGATATAATAAGATTATTAGTCATGCTCACCACTACGACTATATAAGGAGAAAAAATTAAAAATATACTAATCAAATCAGGATTAGTGGGGCTGCTTTTAACTCTTTGGATGATACTTTCTCCTGCAGAATATGCCCATGCTGATGAGGCTACTGTTCAGGTTAGCCCAAACCCAACTCCAAGTTCAGATCCAGCACCAGTTATAGTTGTAACAATTGCTTCAGTAGAAGAAAAAATAACTACTGCAGAAACAACACTACAGCAGGCTGCTGAAACTCAATCAACAACTATTATAACTACAATCCAGGCTAATGTTCCTAATACGGATACTCAGGCTGCTACAACAATTGCCACCACACAAGAGCCTATGGCTACAGCAGTAGCAGAGGCAACAACAAAGGTGCAGGAAGCCACTGCTGCCATACAATCAGCAGAAACAGCAGTTGCTATCGCAGAAACAGCAAAGGCTGCAGTTGAAACTCAAGTAACTGTGGTGGCTGAGGCTACAACTAATTTAAATAATGCACAGACTGCATTAGATGCAGTAACAAATCAAGTAACATCACAAACCGTGGTTGTTGCAGCAGATACACAAGCAGTAAATACTGCTACAGTAGCAGTTACGGCTCAGACAGCAGTTGTATCTACAGAAACTGCAGAACTAACTGCTCTGCAAAATACCCCTTCTGGATCAACAACATACACAACTCAAGGCTATGTAGCCCCTGTTGCTCCAGAAACTATAACAACAACTACTACAATTCTTCCTCCTATGTGGGATGCATCTACTAAAATTGAAACTCCATTTGATATAAAAATGGGAAACACATTATATGAAGGTCAAGGAACAAATAGTCAAATCTATGTAACTTCTAAGGCAACCATTACTTTTGGTACAGGAGATCATAATTGGTGGGATTTTCCAGTAGGACCAAATATATCTGTTTATGCCTCTGACTTTATGAGTGCAGGTCCTGAAGCAAGTATTACTGTAACAACTACTGAAACAACACTAGCAGTTGATTGGGATCTTCATAGGTTTGGTGATAATAATGGTCCTATTACAAACGTTAATTGGACAATGACTGTTAACCCTACAACTGGGGAATGGACAGGTGTTGGAACAGTGGCTGGAAATACAACAAACTTATATAACGGACCTCGTATTGGTGTTCGTGAAGTAGCAGGTGAAGAAGTTAGACCAATGACAAATGTATCAAACTCAGAATTAACAACTCAAATTGCAGATCAAACTGTGGTAGTTGCTACAGAAACTGCTGAATTAAATACATTAATTACAGAAAAAACAGTTGCTCAAACAAATCTTACAACAAGTACTACGATTTTAAATACATTGCAAGAACAAAAGACAACCGCAGAAGAAGTTGTTGTTGATAAAACAGAGGTTAAGGCAGCGGAAGTTGCTACATTAAATCAACTTACAGAAACTGCTACAGTAACAGTTCAAACAGCAGATGCCCTGGCTAATACTGCAACAACAAAAGTTAATGAAGCAGTTACTGCAATGACAAATGCTACTCAGGTTACAGTTAATCATTATGCAGAACAAAGAGCAGCCGCTCAAGCAGAATCACAAAGACAGGCAGAAGAAGCAGCGGCACAAGCAGAGCGTGATGCTCAAATAGCAGAAGCAAGAGCAGCAGCAGCCGAAGCAGCAGCCGCACAAGCAGAAGCAAGTAGAGTGGCAGCAGAGAAAGCAGCAGCAGATGCAGCAGCAGAAGCAAAGGCTGCAGAAGAAGCAGCCTCTAAAGCAGAAGCAGATCGTGTAGCAGCAGAAGCGGCTGCAGCACAAGCAGAAGCCGAAGCACAGAAGGCAGAAGAAGATAGAATTGCTGCAGAAGAAGCAGCGGCACAAGCAGAAGCAGAGGCTAAGGAACAACAAGAAGCAGAAGCCCAAGCAGAAGCAGAAAGATTAGAAGCGGAAGCAGAAGCAGCACGACAGGCTGAAGAGGATGCTAAGGCAGAAGCAGAGGCAAAAGAAGCAGACGCAGAGGCTGCTAGACAAGCAGAAGAAGATGCCAAAGCAGAAGCGGAAGCAAAAGAAAAAGAATTAGAAGCAGCCAAGGCTGAAGAAGAAAAGGCTCAAGAAAAAAAGGAAGAGTTAGAAGAAATAATTAAAGAAGCCAAAGAAGGAAAAGAACTAACAGAAGAACAAAAAGAAGTTGTAGTAGAGGCATTGGTAGCAAGTCTTAAACCTGGAGAATCAATATCAGCAGCAGAAGTAAAGGTATCTGGAGTTTCATATTCAGATCTTCCACCAGCAACACCAGTAGATGTTCGTACTGATGAAAATGGAAATGCTGTTGTGATTACTGCAGAAGTTGCTGCTCAGGTTGAATTACTGCAGGACCCAGGAGCCTTGGTAGAAGAATTATTTACAAATCCAGCAGCAGCCTTGGCTGCATTTGGAAGCATAGGCGCAGATATGTCAGATGAAGAAAGAGAAGAAGCAACAGATATGGTTGTTGCTACAGTTGTAGCAGCAGGTGCAGCAATTAATGCAGCAGCAGTTGCCACAGGAGGAGCCACAGGTGGTGGTACAGGTGGTGGAGGAAGTTCTGGTGGAGGCTCAGGAGCCAACTCACCAGGTTCGAGAGGAGGAAGAAAATGGTAAGAATAATAAAAAATATCTTAAAAGATTTGGTAGATCAGGCATGGACCCTTCTTGGAATGTTTATTGCCTGGGTAGTTTTAGACGGCAGTGCTAAAACAATCGTTGGCTATGGCATTATAGCCACAACTGGACTTTGGATTATTACTAGCCCTGCTAGAAATAAAGAAGAGTAGTATAATGAGACATATGAAAAAGTTCGTAGCCATTGCGTCAGCCACAATCTTGTCGCTAATGCTTACATCTTGCGGAATGTTAGAAAATAGATATCGCTATGAGTGCCATGACCCTGCTAACTGGTATAATAAAGAGTGTAATCCACCAGTCTGTTTAGCAGATGGATTATGCACTAAAGACATACTTGGTTTTGATCCTACGGAGGGTAGCGTAAATGAGTAAAAAAAGATATACATCAGATGAATTAGATGCACGATTAAAGTTTTTTCTTGGCATGACATTAGGAACAATCCTTTTGTTTACAACTATGGGTATTTTGTATGCCCTTGTTTTTGTAACACAGCCAATTGGAGAGCAGTCAGAAAATGACAAGATGTTCTTTAATGTTTTGTCATCTGTAGCAACATTTATTACTGGCACACTTGCTGGTATTTTAATTGGTAAAAATAATAGTGGATCAGATGCTTCACAGCCTATGCAAACAAATGAATCTCAGTTTATTCAGTCATCTCAACCTGCACCTTCTGCGGTAGTTGATGAAATTGATGATCTTGAAGACTTTATAGATTAATATAAACCATTCTTGACAACCCCTCTAGGGCAATGCTATACTTAAGTATCGTATCTAGAGGGGTTTCTTCATGACTTGTATCGCTGTAGTAAAACAAGATGATAAAGTTTATATGGCTGGTGACAGAGGTGCATCTGATGATGGCACTATTCTGGCACTAGATGCTCCCAAGGTTTGGAAGATTGGTCCGTATCTAATTGGATATGCTGGATCAATGGACGGAGAAAGAATTCGTTATAACTTTAAACCAACTGCTCCAAATATTAAAGATACAGATAAGTTTATGCAAACAAGGTTTATTAAAGAACTAAAAGAATTTTATAATGAGTTCTGGGTTGACACATCAAAAGATGGAGACCTTGGTTTAATTATTGCAGTTCGTGGAGAAATTTATGAGCACAGTTCTGCAGACATGTCTTTATCTAAATATACTATTCCATACCTTGCTATGGGGTCTGGTGCTGAGTATGCCTATGGTGTGTTATATGCAACAGATAAACAAAAGAATGCAAGAAATAGAGTTGTTTCAGCAGTAAGTGCAGCAGTTAAATTTAATCCATCATGCATGGGTCCAGTTGACGTAGTGAGCATTTAGGAGTATACTTATAATATGATTAACGAAGAAGATAGTCTAGAGTTTGAAATCTGGATTAACAATGGAATTGAGCGGGGATGGGTAACAGAACCGTTTTGTAACACTCATGAAGGAGATCCTTTTATGAGTGATGAAGAAGCACAAGAATGGGAAGAGGGCGGAGACCCTTGTCAGGTAGTAATTAAAATAAAGGAGTAAGAGTGAAAAAAATAGCAGTGGGGTTAATTGCAGTACTTGGTTTAGTAGTATTACAGCCAGCGTATGCAGAAGAAAAGAAGTCAATTGTAATCATTGACACAGCAGTAGACACAACATTACCACAACTAAGTGGAAAGATCGTACATGAGGTTTGCTTGATGGAAGAACTTCGTTGTCCAAACGGAAAGTCTTTCATGGAAGGTAAGGGATCTGCAACATTGCCAGCAACACAGGCATACTCTGGCGGATTTGCTCATGGAACAATCATGTCTTTAATTGCAACAAGTGTTAATCCAGATATCAACATTGTATTTATTCGTATTTATCCTATGGATAGAAAAGGAAATATTGCATCATCTGCGACTAATGCAAATAGCACTGTAAAGCAGGCTCTTGATTGGGTAGTTAACAATAAGTCACGATTTAATATTGTTGGTGCATCTGTATCACTAGGTCATAGACCAGTAAGAAGTGGTGAAAACTATTGTGGAGTTAATAGATTTGATGCAGGACTAAGATCTTCTATTGTTAACTTACAAAACCTTGGTGTTGCATCAGTATTTTCTACTGGCAACAATTATGATAAGTCTAGAATTGATTATCCATCCTGTGTTTCAGAGGCAGTAGCAGTTTCATCTGTTGGTCCTAGAGGGAATACAGAACGATATGCAAATGATGCAAAGCAAGTAGACTTTTATGCTCTTGGTAATCACAATACCTCTTTAGGAACGGTCTCAGGAACATCTGCAGCAACCGCTGCATTTACAGCGTACTGGGCAAAAAACTATAGGGGTAACTATCAAATGACATATGACTACATTAAGTCAGTTGCAATAACATCAGATACTAATAAAATCAATTCAGTTGTTGATGTTTTAAAGTAAAAGGTCTTGGTCTGTAACTCAGTTGGCAGAGTGAGAAACTGTTAATTTCTAAGTCGTAGGTTCGAGTCCTACCAGACCAGCCAAGCAGATATTGCATAGTGGTAGTGCGTAACCTTGCCAAGGTTAATGTGCGAGTTCGATTCTCGCTATCTGCTCCAAATCTTTGATATAATAGTATTGTACTGCCTACGGGGGTACATTAACTTATTCGCTTGAAAGGGGAATAAAATGGTAACACAGTTCGCAATGGATCTATTCAATGATCCTTTTTTTATTGGCTTTAACAGAGAGTTAAGCCGTTTAAACACTGCACATAAAACAAATTCACAATCATATCCTCCATATGATCTTCTTAAACTAGATGAAGATACATATAGACTTTCACTTGCAATTGCAGGGTTTACAAAGAATGATATCGATATCTCAGTAGATAATGGAACCCTTATCATTAAGGGTGAGATTGTTGAAGTAACAGATGCAGAAGTTGTTCACAAGGGTATTGCTGGTCGAAAGTTTGTTCGATCATTTGCTCTTGGAGAATATATGGAAGTAACTGGAGCAGACATGAAAGATGGAATGTTACACATCAATGTAGATCGTGTTGTTCCAGAAGAAAAGAAACCAAAAACAATTAAAATCAAGTAGTACAATATAAGATAGTCCCTACACAGGACCTTAGAGATGGTTTAGTTACCCAACTATATGAAACCGTGGCTTAAGTGCCTGGAATGCCTGTGTAGGGCTTTTTATAACCCTGATATAATGATATTTGTGACTGACAAAGAGTTGGTGCATTACAATAAGCAGCAGTTTAAGAAAAAACTGTCAGAGATAAAAGAGTCATCTGGGTGTGTGGATTGTGGAATAACTAATCATATAGTGTTAGACTTTGATCATTTACGAGACAAAAAATATAACATATCAAGAATGATTCATGATGGATTTTCTTGGGCAGCAATTAAAAAAGAAATTGCAAAATGTGAGGTAGTTTGTGCAAACTGCCACAGAGTAAGGACCTATAACAGGTTGACAAACAAAAGTGCATGATGCTATAATTAAGATCTAGCCAATAAACAGGAGGAACCCATGGCAGCAAAAGGCTCGTTAGAAGCAATCATTGAGGTTGCAAAAGCAGAAGTAGGGACTATCGAAGGTCCAAAAGATAATGAAACAAAGTATGGTAAGTGGTCAGGTGTTAACTTTCAACCATGGTGCCAGTCATTTGTATCTTGGACAGCATTCACATCAGGATTAGATCCAAAGAAGTATCCAAAGACTGCTTCAACAGTAGCAGCAGCAGATTGGTTTAAGAAAAATAATCGTTGGGCAGATGCTCGTAATGATGATCCAACTCCAGGAGATTGGATCTATTTTGATTTTCCAGATGATGGTGTAAATCGTATTTCACATGTTGGTCTTTGCATTAAAAATAATGGCGATGGAACAATTCAAGTTATTGAAGGAAATACTTCAGGAACTGCAAAGGGAGACCAAAGAAATGGTGGCATGTGCGTAGAAAAAACTCGTGCATATGTAAAGAATAAAAAGGGCATTCTTAATGCAGTAGTTGGTTGGGGTCGTCCAGTCTATGCTGGCGAAGAGAATGTTCCTCTACTTTCAAAAGCAGGTGCATCAGCACCAGTAAACAATACGCCAGCACCTGTTGCTACAGCAGAGAAGAAGCAGTTTAAGCCTTTTAAGGTTGGTTCAAAGGGTGAAAGCGTCAAGAAACTTCAGGAACTGCTTGGCATTAATGCAGATGGTGATTTTGGTCCAGGTACTGAAAAAGAAGTTAAGAAGTTTCAAAAAACTTCATCTCTACCAGTAACAGGTATTGTAGATCAAGCAACACTTAAGGCTCTTAGGGCTAAGTAATGCCAGTTTATGAATACAAATGTACAGGAAACTGTGCAGATGTTGTGATCAAACAAAGATCAATTAAAGAAAACGATCCAGGGTATGAGTGTGAAACTTGCACTCTACCACTGGAACGTGTATACTCAAGTGTAGGAGCAGTTTTCAACGGTAGTGGATTTTATTCCACAGATAACAGAAAGTAACGGTATACTATGAGTACAATGATTACAGAAGAGGTCGTACAAGAAGAATGGATTCTTAAGGCGACTGATCGCTGTGATTCATGTGCAGCAGAGGCGTTAGTAAAAGTAACTGGCATCTCTGGTGACTTAATGTTTTGTGGTCATCACTATAATAAAATCATGGATAATCCAGATGGATACTCTAAAATGATGTCTTTTATGCTTACAATAGTTGATGAACGTCATAAGTTGATTGAAAATAAAGCGAAAGGCAAGGACTACTAATGTATGAGTATTTTGTAAAAGAAGTCAAGAATGTTGTCGATGGAGACACTATTGATGTTATTATTGATTTAGGGTTTGATATCTTATTTGCATCCCGTGTTCGTCTTGCTGGAATTGATACTCCAGAATCTAGAACAACAGATAAGGCTGAGAAGGCTCTTGGTCTTGAGGCTAAAGAATATTTAAAGAAGAGCCTTAAGGATGCCAAGTCTGTTGTAATTAAGACTGAAAAGATGAACTCATCTGAAAAGTTTGGTCGCATTTTAGGCTGGGTATACATTAATAGTGACACAGTATCTCTTAATGATAAGATGATCAATGATGGATACGCTTGGGGATATCTTGGTGATACAAAGGTTAAAGATTTTGAAGCACTTAAAAAGGCTAGAGCAAAGTCTGGTAAATGAAAACCGTATTTTATTTCACAGCAGACTGGTGTAATCCCTGCAAAAAGGTAAAGCCAATTGTTGAAGAATTAAACAGAGAACAGGGCTATGCCAAGTTTCAAATTATTGATGCTGACATGGAAATGGAATTGGTAAAAAGGTTTGAGATTAGGTCTGTGCCAACTTTTATTTTGATAGAAGATGGTGTTGAGATTAATAGAATCATTGGAGCACAAACAAGAGAATCTTTGATTGGATTTATAAATGGCTAACGAAGAAGATAAGATCATTGACAATTTAATCTTAGATGGTGGTCTTGAGGTATCGGCTATGGATGAGGATACAGGGGAATTACTGTACTCATTTACTCCAAAAATTCAAGAACTAATGCCAGATCTATATAAAGAACATATACAAAATGTCAACTCTGAAGTAATGAATTTATGGGAAAAAGGATTTTTGAACTTAGACCTGTTTGAAAAAGATCCAATCATTACCATTACCCCAAAGGCTCTGAATAAAGAAGACATTGAGGGCTTATCTAAGCAGGAGCGATGGTCTCTTTTTGAAGTCATCAGATTGCTCCAGCGCAAAGTCTGATATAATCAGTATATAGATCTGGGAGGATACTAATGCCATATAGAGTTGGAGCCAAAGGTTCTTTTGGGTGTTCTGGATACCCTGCATTAAAAGAGGGTACTAATGAAGTAATGGGATGCCACGAAACAAGAGCAGAGGCAGCAGCACAAATTTTTGCTATAAACGCTAGTGAAGGTAAAATTGGTAAGTCAATGCATGATTTAAAAGAAGGCGACTTCGTAATGGGAACAACAAAAGAAGGAGTTGTCCATGGAAAAGTTGAGCATATTATGACAGAAGGTGGCACTCTTGGCACTCCTGGATCAGAGTATGCGCTAACATCAATGCCACCAGATAATCCAGCAATGTCTGTTAGAGTTTATGAAGAAGAAGAAAGTGGTAAATGGGAAGAAACTGCCTACAGCATTGGAATGATGTATAACGATGCTACAAAGTTAGATAGTTTAGAAGGACATGAAATGGATTCTGAAATGGCAATGGCACAGTACGATTCCTATATGGGTAAAGCAAAAGAGCCTAACTATGGAGATTTTATTCAACCAAGACGTGGCGGAAGCGAACCATCAAATGCAAGATTGTATGCAAGAATTATTGCTGAAGCAAAAGACAAGTTTGATGTTTACCCATCCGCAGTAGCAAACTCTTGGGTTGTTCAAGAATACAAAAGACGTGGTGGAACATATAAGTCAGAGCCTACAACTACCAAAACAATTTGGGATGGCGGTTTGCTTGATTTCAGAGGATTTACAAAGTAATGGCTGATACATACACCCCTAATGCTGGCATGAAGGCTGCTGCAAGACGTGCTTTAAAGTGGAAAGAAGATGGCAAGGCAACTGGTGCTGGAACTCCAGTGGGTTGGGGTCGTGCAACAGATATTGTTAATGGATCAGCAATGTCTCTTAGTACTGTTAAAAGAATGTTCTCTTTCTTTTCTCGTCATGAAGTAGATAAAAAGGGAAAAGGTTTTTACGATGGTCCAGAGTTTCCATCTAATGGAAGAATTATGTGGGAGGCTTGGGGCGGAGATGCAGGGTTTGCTTGGAGTCGTGCAATCGTAGAGCGTGAAAAAAGAAAAACAGAAAAAGTTTGGGTAGGAAGTCCATTTAGTTTAAGAAAAGGGTAGAGTAATGGAAGATTTAGGTGTAGAAGATTTAAAGCAGTTAATAAATTTTTATAAACAAAGATCATCTGATCTTGAGTTCAGCCTATTACAATCACAAATAAAGTTAAATAAGATTATCTCTCTTCAATCATCAGAAGAACCAAAGCAAGCAACGAAAACAGTTATAGATAAAAAGATCAAGTTCGATTCTTAAGGAGAAAAATGGAGTATATCCTTACTGCCGTCTTGACTTTCATTGCTTCTTGCTTTATACTTATAGTAATAAGAAAAAAAACCCAAAAAGGTTTTTCAAAAACTTTGTATAGTCAAAGCGACATGCATAGATTATTGAAATATTTTTTCTCATTAAACATAATCAATGAAAAAAAGCCTACCTCTCAGTTGACAAAACGCAGAGAAAAGGATATGATTAGAGTAATTGTTATAGGCAATTTGGCATACTGGGTATCGGATAACATATTTTATGTTGCTGAGGCTATTGATGGAGAGGTTATACCTCAAACAGCAAAGCCAGTAGATACGAACAGTATGACACGAAGAGACTTAGACAAAATGCTATTCATCTTGGATAGCCTAAAGAATGGAAATAAAAATGATAGTAGCAGTGCAGGGAACGAATGACTTTGATGATTACAACATCTTCATTCGTGCTATGGGGGTTGCACTTTCCACAATGCAGGAAGACGACAAAGAGTTCGTAATCTATTCTGTTGGACCTGCTAGAATCAATTCTTTTGTTTCAGAGTTTTCAAATTTATCAGAACGTGGAATGAAAGCAAGAGGTCGTAAAATTAAATTTTACAAAGTTGCTTCTGCATGGCTTGAGGAAAACATTGAACAGATAAACTACTTTGCGTTTCTTAGCAAGCCTAAGCAACCAAATTCAAAATTAGTTGCATCTGCAGAACTAAAGAATATTGAAGTTGGAATTTTCCGTTACTAACAGAAAGATATATTATGATAATTAATAAACTAGAAAAGATGGAAAAGATAGTTGCATCTAACAAATCCTTAGAGTGGGTTGGTTGGGATGTAGCAGAACGTAAGAAAACCGATATGGGTAGGACTGCCGTAAACGGTGTACGAGTCAATGATCAGTGGTACACACAACGAGTATTTAAACTGGATCAAAATGGCTGGGATATTCCAAACAAATATAGGATGTAAACATGAAACAGCATGTTTGGAAAGACGATGCTGAGTGTTTAGGTCTTGATACTGATATATTTTTTGATAAATATGAAGAAGAGCCAACGCTTAGATTAGCGGTAGACTCTATTTGTAACACATGTCCAGTAAGAAAGACGTGTTTTGCTGTAGGCGTTTCAGGTAAAGAGTGGGGAATTTGGGGTGGAGTATATCTTGAAGGTGGAGAAATATCCAGGGAGTTCAACAATCATAGAACCAAAAAAGATTGGGCAGAAACCTGGTCTTCATTGACAATGGATAAATAAATGTATACAGATTCAATGCGTAGAGCCTTTCATTCTATAGTCCCACCAAAGGGATTTAATGTACAGATTCTTGACAACGATGCCTTTCTTACTATAAAATTAGACGAGAAGCATTTTGTAACTATGGTTCATGATGAAAAAATTCAAGCCTTGCAATATGTTGTTCAGGTAAAGAAAGCATTAGAAATGAATGGGGCAATCGTGTTGGTAACAAGAGAGGCATTAAAGTAATGCAAACATTTTTACCGTTTCAAAGTTATGAAGAATCTGCAGAGTCTTTAGATAATAAGCGTTTAAACAAACAAATACTTGAGGCTTATCAAATACTTAAGGTGTTATCTGGTCAGTCACCATCAGGTGCTTGGAGAAATCATCCAGCAGTTTTGATGTGGAAGAATGCTGAGTATTCATTGCGAACATATGCAAAGACAATGATATCAGAGGCTAAACTACGGGGTATTAAGACAGACAAGAACGAGGATAATATAGATGCCTTAGAAGCCCTCTGTGGCGATATCTGGGGTACTAATAAGCCTTTCTGGGATAACTCAACAGGTCCGCACCTAGATAGGATTAATATTACACATAGGGCTAACCTATACCGTAAAGATCCAGATTACTATGCTGAATTCTACCATGACACAAAGAATAAGAATAATAAGCCTTGTTGTGATAAATGCCTCTACTACTGGGTAACTCACGCTATACGCTCAGTTTGACAAAACCAGTACAAGAGAGTACAATATATATAGGAAGGCAAAAATGACAAACATTATTATTATAGTTTTAGGAACATTAACTGTTTCATTTGCTATTGCCTATTCAGTTACGCTGTATAGGATAACAAAACTTAATAAAGCACTTGCAAAATTGTTTTTATCCCATCAATCACTTCAAGAATTTATTGTAAAGAATAACGTTGAATTTAAAAACGATAGCGACATACACAAAGAAAACTTTATCAAGTTTCTTTCTGATTCTCGTGATTGGGCTTTTAGTTATATTGAAGATGTACAGTCTGGACTAGATAAGTTTATTACAGAAGTTAAACCAGAGATGGATTACTTTGCTGAATATGGCGAAGTTGGATCTGCTTATCCACATTACCATTCTTTAAAAAAAATATTTGAAGCATATCAAGAATTGACTAAACTTATGCCAATGGAGCCTGTAGAAAAAGATGCTTGATGTTAGGGGAATACCTACATGCATCTGTCCACAATGTGGTGGAGAGTTGTTTAGAGCCTTGGTTTCTTTTGATCCAAAAACATATACAGTTGGAATGTATCATTTAGATATACAATGTCATGATTGCGGTGCATTGTGTACTGCTCCAACACCAGTAGATCACCCAACAAATCCAAATACGGATATAGGAGATAAAGAATGAAAGATGTTTTGTTGTCAACACTAACAGGTTTTGGATGCGGTGTTGTGTTCGCAGCATTCAAATTGCCAGTACCAGCACCACCAGTTTTTGCGGGAGTCGCAGGAATTATTGGTCTATGGATTGGCTTCACATTACTAACACGAGTTATATCCTAGGAGGAATAATGAATAACATAATCAATGATAAGACAAAGGCAATGCTAGCATCATACGGTCGCTCAGTACTTGCATCAGGTCTTGCACTGTACATGGCTGGAGTAACAGATCCAAAGGATCTATGGACAGCACTCGTCGCTGCAATCGCTCCAGTAGCAATCAGAGCAATCAATCCTAACGACAAGGCTTTTGGCGTATTGCCAGATGCTAAGGAAGTTGAGAAGGCTCTAAAGGCTGCAAAGGCACCAGCACGTAAGAAGGCTGCGCCAAAGAAGTAATCAATCTTCTATCAGGAAGCCAGTCTAGAGATAGGCTGGCTTTTCTGTTTATTCATTTATAATAGTTATATACTTGTCTTTAAGTTTATCTACAGAAAAAGTTTCTAATCCTATTTCTAAAGCCTTTTTCTTTAACTCAATTTTTTGATTATTTTCTACATACTTATCAATCACTTTTGCAAGCCTTTTTGGATCAGCATTATAAACATTAACCATTGATTTAGTCTTAAACTCATCAATCTTATGTGATTCTATTAACCATTTATCAGGAAGTATTGCATTGTTTGGGGATACATTAGTCATAAAAACTGGCAGGGCACTCATAAGAGCCTCATTCATAGGTAGACAAAGACCAGCATAACGTCTAGGAAGAACCATACCGTCAAAGCCTTCGTACATACTCTCTCTGCTGTCTGGATTACCAGCATCAATAGTTATTCTTGAATCTTTGTAAGATGTGTTAATAGGTGTCTGAGTTTTAATAACTAACTCGAAGTCAGCATTAGAATATCTCATCATATCTATAACAGTATCGGTTCCATTCCTATCTTTTGCTGCCTTCTTTCCACCAATATGTAGGATCCTCTTGTGATTTTTACTAAGGTTTATATCTTTTGCATTATTAAAAAGTGTGCTATCTGTTGGTGGTGGAAGATGCATTACTTTTGTTTGATCTCCAAATTTTTGCATAACAATGTCAAGGTTCCAAATGCTTGGTGCCAATAGAACATCTGGTAAAGCCCAATCTGGGTTTGCAAGATTGCCAAATAGTTCATAGTTATACTGAAGAATTGTTTTTACACCACGCTTCTTAGCAAGATTAACAAACTCTAAATGATAAAATGTTTCACAACTAATAACAACATCAAGGTTTTCTAAGAAGGCTAAGACTTCATTTGTTTTTGGCATTCCCTTTGTTGTTTGAATAACATCATAGCCCTTGTACCATTCTGGATGTTGGGCATTGTTATTAAAAAAAGAAGAATTAATTAAAAGTATCTTGTCTGGATTAAGCATCTTAACAAGTTCCATAGTCTGATTACCAAGACCAGTATTATCTGATCTTGCAATAATTCCTAATCTCATTCTTTATAACCCCAGGCATCATCATCTGATGTAAACTTTCTAGTTCCTTCACGACCATCTAAATGATATGAACGCTTTATATTTCCTTCAGGATGATAAATCCATAATTTGTGAATGTTCCAACCATCTTCATTAAATTTATTGTAAGGAAGTATTTCATCTTGTATTTTTCCATGAGTGGTGTCCTCAATAAAAACCCTATCCTGTAGTGGCGGAAGGATTATATCCTTATAATAAGATACACGACTTAAGTGTGGTCTTTGACTCCATTGAGCAGTCTTCATAAAAACATCTTCTAGACCAAACATTAAATGTTGATGAGGCTCAGGAATAAATGCTTCAAAGTGAAAACGAATTGTGTTTGCTTTGTCGTACTCAATTAGATCTAAACATTTTTGCCAATCAATTGGCATGTCTGGGGTTAAAGGAGCATCTCCCTCAACATAAAGAAGTAAAGATGTTTGTATTTGATTAATAGTTTCACGCATCATTGTGCTTTGGTGACTATGCTTATCAAAGATAATAGGAAGAACGTTTTTATATTCATGAAGACATTTCCAAAGAATTCTACTTTTGTATTCATCATAATCTTTTTTCCTATTTAATTGTTCTTTTCGTAATCCATCTATCTGCATAATGATTTCGTTATCTGGAAAATGAACTCTAATAGATTTAATAGTTTCATCAATCATTTCAGTGCTTGGATGACTTGGTAATACAGAAGTAGCCAAAATAATAGTTACATCATTCTTATGCATTTATCTGCCTCATAATCTTAATACCTAAATCTCTCTTGTATTTAATCCACCAAGTAACCACTTTATGCATATTTGCTGGGTATTGACTTAATAACTCAGGAGTCAACTTATGTAACTCAGACCAGTTGGAAACGCTAACAACAGGTATATCATACCCAAATAAATAATTATAAAAATCTAGGCTATTTCCATTTGGATCTATCTTATCAGCAATTGGAAGGCATAACATTTCTATGGCTTCAAAGAATCTAAATGAATCAATAACTACAGCCCCAGACGGCGCAGGAGCGATCTTAGCGCTGGCTAGAGTGCGGTAGTAGTCTATAGGCTTATCTCCCTGTGCAAAGCCTGCTGTGGGCTTAAAAAGGGCATTCGGCATGTTCTGTATAGCCTTAGCCAACTGCTGTCGTCTAGCATGAGTTATCTGACCACCAAAATATAAATCATTATCCTTAGAAGGATATTCAGGAACTAACTTCTTAAGGTGTTGAGGAGCACCTATTGGTAGTTTGTTATATTTATTGTGTTTTTTGTGAGGGTATTGAATCCATATCTCAGCATTAGGATGATTAATCTTAGTTGTATCAAACTTACCTTCCTCATCCCCCGTAATAAATAAAACAACCCTTGAAAGGTTTTGTATTTGTGCATTAATATCTTCTTCATGACCAAGGTTTTGAGGTCCAGGAACTACAACAAATCCACGATCTGACTTGGGGATAGATGTTACCTTAACTTGATCTATTTGATACTTATCAAATATTTCTTTTAACAAGCCATAGTCCCACTTATCAGCAGCACAGTCTTGTTCGTTAAAAGAATATAGGTAACATTTAGATTGATTCATAAAACAAATGAACCTCATGCTGGTAATCAATTAGAGTTTCTTTATATCCAATACCCTTAATAAACTGTCTTAGATCATACAAATATTCTTTCCAGTACATCATCATAAATTCTGGGTGTCCAGACAGCCAGATCTTTGGTTTGAACTCTCTCATAACTTTTTCTGCACCACCAAGTACACGCCATTCACTTCCTTCAACATCAAGTGAAATTGCTGTAGGTGGCTTTAATCCTTTTTCATAAACAAGAGTATCAATCTTTGTTTGACCATATTTGTCTGCTTCATACTGCAATTCTTTAAATCCATGTGCTGCTTCAATAGGTGCATCAGCCTCTGGTGGAAACTCATTATAATAAATACGTGCAAGTTTATTGTCCTTATCAGATGCAAACCCTGGAATGGATGCAAGAGGCATATCTAAATTATTAGCACTCCATAGTAATGGAAAGTGTGACCACACCTTTGGATTAGGCTCAAACAAAACTACTTCAGCGCCCCACATTTGGCATAGTGCTGGCATTTCTCCTTCTTCAGCACCTACATAGTAAACAACATCGCCCTTGCCAATATTTTCACTCATTGACTTCAGTCTAGGTTTTTCCCAACCGTGTGGTTGATACCAGTCTGGTCTATCTGCACGATGCTTTGGCAATGTTATTTCAAACTCTCCGTTAATAACTGCCTTTACCATTTCGGTCATAGACCTAACTCCTTCATAATAGTTGCCCACCTGTGTACATATGTGTGCTCTTGTTTTGTTCTTTCATGACCAGCAAATCTAATCTGTTCTCTTAATGGTGCATTAAATAAATACTCATCAATTTTAGACTTTAGATCTTCAAGATTTCCATGTTCATAAAAAACAATTTCTTCTTCATCGATAAAATAATCTTCTAAACCTTTAATGCGAGGGTAGATAGTAAAGCCACCACGACCAGTACTTTCAAACAACCTATCGCTAGTGTAATAAGGATAGTTAAAGTTAATGTTTAAACTATCACCTATTGCTACCTTGCTTTTTGCGTAGATACGGTTTAGGGCATCTCCACGAATAGTTCCAGTATCACCATCTCCACCAACATGTAAAAAATTTTTACCATATGTCTTTCTTAAAAAATCTATTAACTGTGGACGATATTTATGTTCTGGATGATAACCTTTGCTACCAACAAATATAATATCATTCTCAAAATCATATTGATTATAGTCTTGATGTATATAACATTCTTTATCATACACTCCAGCAGGCAAAAAATGACCCTTAACTTCTGTGTTTTCATTAAACCAATCACACATTAACTTATCTGTGGCAAAAAAGTGACCAATGTTTGTATAAAAATCATCATTCTTTAAATCTTTTTCACGCTCAATACCAAACCATAAATCTAAATGATAAGTCATAGTTGGTACGCCAGCAGACTTTAACTCTTTCAACACATCTGTCATTGATTTAGATCCTGGAGTTTGCCATCTATGTGTGTGTACCCAGATAAATAGATCTGACTTTAATGATTGATCTAGAACCTGTTCACTTGTTGCTTTCTTTTCCTGCAATTTTTGAACGGTATGTCCAAGAGACTCTAAAGACTTAGCATGATGATTCTCACTGCTGTAAGGCACCTCAAAGTTACCAAGAAAAACTATATTAGCCAAGATATTCCACCCATCTTATGTTTCTATAAGTATACCAGATTCTGCTATACTTGTAATAAAGGTAGGGTAATTGTGGATTTTGTTTATATATGTAAGTCTGGCGACAATGAAGAACTTAGGTACTCAATAAGGTCTGTTGTGCATAGTTTTCCAGACGCTAATGTGTGGCTTGTTGGTGGCAAACCAGATTGGTATTCGGGTAATCACATTCATATAGATCAAAATCACCATAAGTATGCTAATGCTATTAATAATCTTAATGCCCTGTGCAACTCTGATAAAATATCAAATGAGTTTGTTCTTATGAATGATGACTTCTTTATAATTAAAAGAATAGATTCTATTGATCAGTTTTATAACGGTTTGTTATCTGAAAAAATAGATAGGTACACAAAGATTACTGGGTCATCTATGTATATTAAAAAACTAATACTTACAAAAACAAGGTTGCTTGAGCACGGTATAAAAGATCCCTATGACTATGAACTGCATATCCCCATGGTGATGCAAAGAGATAAACTACTACCTATAATTAAAAAGTATCCTAGTTGTCTTTGGAGATCAATGTATGGCAATATAAACAGTGTTGGTGGCACACAAATGGAAGATGTTAAGGTTTATACTAATCCAAGGCACATGGCTAGATCAAATGATATAACAGAAAATTCTGTTTTTATGTCAACCGAAGATCAAGCATTTAAAATGATGTTAGATAAAGTATTGATTAAACTGTTCCCAGATAAAAGCAAGTATGAGTACGCCTAGAGGGATTCGAACCCCCGACAGTCTGGGTAGAAACCAGATACTCTTCCTCTGAGTTATAGACGTTTAGTAGAGCAGGTAGGACTTGAACCTACGATAGCCGAATTATGAGTTCGGTGCCTTAACCAACTTGGCTACTGCTCCAGATTAAATAAACTGTTTAATGCTTCTTCCACCAAGTGGATTAATTGTAACCCTGGCATTCTTTATACCGTGATCACTTCTATCTTTTTTATGTACCGCTAAGAACACTGGATCGTAACTTTCGGACGGTACAATTGGATTCCTAAGTCCATGATGAGAAGCAATAAGCATATAACAATCACCAATATTCTTTAATGATAAACTACCCTGTAACACAGCCTCAACATTGTTAAGACCAAACTCTAATCCAAAGTCTGTTCCATATATAGCCAACTGCTTCAAGGTGTTATCTTTAATCCTACGTGCCACAGTGCTTGCTCTTGGTAATTCGTTACCCATATTTTGTAGTGCAGAAATAAAACTTATTGTTTCTGGATGATCAAAAATTCTTTTTTGAAATCTTCTTGATGTTCCAGACCATTGTTGAAAATCTCTTGGACTGTTGCCATACTTGTGTGACACATGCATAACAGCATTACCTTCTATGTCCATGAAGTGAAAGTCTGACTTATATCCAAATGGAGAAGAGATTACAGATACAACTCTGTATATGTTTTCACTTACACGCACATCAACATAAGGCTTATTAGTTTTCTTTTTAATTTCTTCTAATTTATGTGAAAGGCTGTATACCTCAAGGTCTTGTTTAATTGTAGTATTCTGTGTTCTATTAGAAAACTCTGAATCTTTATAAAGGCTGGTAAGTTTAATCTTGTTGCCACCTTTTGTAGGGAGCAGGACAGAATTACCCTTTTCGTAATACCTCAATCCATCAAGGTCATCAATGTTTTCTAGAATAGATGTGTCTAATAAGATTAGTTCATCCATTCCAACAACATAAAACCCTTGACCAATGCTAATTCTTTTAGTAAAAATACTAAAATTATTACGCTTGGAAAGTTCTTTCATTGAAAGATTTGCCATTTATTTTGTAAATAATTCCTTTTGAAGACCATTCCAATACAAATTATAATAATTAATATCAAAAGAAAATCTCTTCATGTGTTGAACAACCGCACCAGTATGAGCATAAAGATCAACACCTGCAGCCTTTAATTTTCTAAAGAAAACAATATCTTCGCTAATGTATTTATCACCAATACCCTGCTCTTCTGCAAACAAAGAGTAGTCTGGGCTTACGCTGCGTAGTTTTGGAATGATTGACTTATGCATAAGAAGAAACCCAAAACCAGCAGAGTCTACCTGAATAAGTTGATTGATTGGAAGTGGATGAATAATTTGAAGTTCATTTTTATTATTGCCTTCCATAAAAAGTGCAGGGAATGGCTGCATTAAAGACTTCTCATTCTCCTTTGACACAAAGTACGTACCACTTACAACTGGTCTTGCAACCTTATCTGCTGCATCCCATACAAGTTTAAACACCTCTGGTGAGATAACAATATCTGAATCAATCCAAAGTAACCAATCAGACTTACTTACATCTGCCCAGTTATCAAACAATACCTGTCGCTGTCTACCAATTTGGTTTCCATTTACACGAATCTTGTTTACAACTTTAATCCCTGAAGCCAGTGCTGTCATGGTTGTATATAATACTCCGTCCATGAATCGACCATCTACCATACCACCATCACACCATGCTAAGGTTAGAGTTTCTTTTGAACTATGTGCCATTACTTATGTCCCTTCATATGTCTGCTCAATGTTAAGTGAGCAAAGTCTGATCTAACTTCTATTTCTTTCTTACAAATTTCACAGATAACTATTCTGTTATTCGCCATCCTGCTTCACTCCATATGTCATTGCAACATAACAAGCAATATATCCAAGCGCAAAGGCTGGAAGTAAAAATAGTGCATGTACCATCATCCTACTCCTCTCTTTTCCAATGAATGTATGACTTAATATATACTGCTGCATATGCTAAGGCACTGAAAATAAATCCATATTGATCTGTAACCAATGCATATGCAATCCATAAACATTCGTTAAACAATAGGATAAGCCATCCCCAAATTGTTTTACGTCCAACGAAGAATATACCTGCTACGCCAATGACGGCTAGCACCCATGACCACATCATACTGCTACCTGCCTTGGTATCATTGCGTTACAAAATTCACAAAAATCATATGATGATCCAGTAAATGGACATTCCCCAGCATATACTAATCTATGCTCTGTTAACTTACATCTTAATGACTTAATCAAATTAATTAACATTTATCTCGTTCTGCCCTCTAGCAATTGCTGCAGATATTTGAAAAGCCTTTGTGGTACGACGAGACTTATTAAGTCCTTTAGCCTTCCACAGATCACTTGTTCCTTCTATGTCCTGGGCAATCTGCTCACGGATCTCTTTAACTGTCTCAACAATAAACTCCCACAACTGTTCCTTGTGTTCATCTGAAAGTTCTTCAGTCCAGTTACTCATCTTCATCCTCAAATTCTTTTAGGGCATTGGAGTTATCAAAACAGAAATTACAGTCTCCATTTACTAAACGATTCCCACACCGATTGCAAAACATATTATCAGTATATCAAAGGTCTTGCAGTTTGTCAATTAAGCGTAAGACTATCTACCGCATCTATTAATAATTAGTAGTAGCCCACCTGAGATTATCAAGGCAAAGATTATGTCTATTAAAGTAGTCATTGATACATTATACCTTTCGTTTGTCAAAACTGGCAGGGTATATGATAAAATGATTATATGTGCCCATTATGTAATAATAAACTAACACCTATCATATACACAAGAATAGTAGATGACCGCTATATGCAGATGCATAGAGATGGTTTGATAATCCTTGCTGGTGAAGCAAATCGTTATGGAGATGCTCCAAAATCATATTGTACTAAATGTCAGGAACCATTCGATAGACTGGTCCCAATAGATAATATGGCTTAAACTACTGTTGGCTTACCGTTAAACAATGGAACAGAATCCATTAGAACAACGTTACGGCTAGTGACATATCCACCCTGCTTTTCAAGTTGATCTGCAGCCTTTGGCTCATCTTCAGCCAGAATCTGAACAATCATTTCTACCTTATATGTGAAGCAAGAAGTGTTCTCTACTTTGTCTTCCATTTTATCTCCTATTGTTTATGGCGTTTCTTATTACCCTGAGCCTTGACTGCTTCTTTAGCAGCATCAACATAGAGTTTGGTTAGAAGTTCAATACGCCTATCGAATTCCAATTTCTTAATCTCTTTGGCTACTTCTGGATCATACTTTTCTGTCATCTTTAACCCACCTAAGTTTGCCATCTTTCCATACCTGGATGTAGCCCAAGGCTCTCCAGTCCATACGCATGATACTAGGTTCTTTCATATACTAAGTGTAGCAGTTGCAAATCAAAAAGTCAAAAGAGCAGTTGTTCAGAGAATTCTCTACCGCATGCTCAGGCGGTGTGCCCTTTATATTTAAAGTCCGATGGCGGGACTAGGTAGTTTAAGTTAATAATATTAGTCTCCTTGCCTAGGGCGACCATATAATGATACCAAAAAATATGATTAAAGTCAAGCGCAAAATAGAGGTTAAAGTTCGGCGGCAAATAGAAGTAACAAACCTCCCAATGCCCTATGAGGGCACCATTGGTTATATCTCTAGATCGCCCTTATCAAAGGTATAAAGTGTTCCCCACTTGTGGTAAGGTTTAAAGAATATGCTCCACATTTTTGCGTGGTATTTATAGCGCCAACCAAAGTCTTTATTATCATCTAGATAAACAACCTTAAGCAAGTGAGGAGCAGCAATTGCTTCACAGGCATTGGCAAACCACCGTAGTGGCAATATTCTGGTTTGATAGATAGGTTTCATATCTGATTCCTAACAAACTTAGCAGCCATCTTAAGACCCTTGACAAGTCCATCATGGTAGTCTTGGTTTTTGATCACCTTAGTTGTGTCCCATATGCGATAGGATTCTTTGTCTAACAGGGCTGCAATCTCTTCATTACTCAAAGTCAACCTGGCTTTCAAATATACTGGTCATGTAGTTATCTTCTCCTCTTGCAATCTTAGCAGCAGCAATACGCATACCTAAAGCATTTGTTACACCTGCATCAATCGGCAAGTTCTCAATCTCCCGTGCAATCTCTTCTCGCAGGGTTATCTCGTCTAGGCTCATAGATCAAGTATAGCAAATTTTGGCGGGGATGTAAAGGAGAGACAATTACCCCCTATGTTAACCCCAAGACTGTTGCTGGAGATAAGCCATATAGTTGAGAAAGATGAATAAGCCTAGTAGTAGGATAAGGAATGGTTTCATATTGCCATTATAGCCTATATGCCAGATAACCTTATATGCCAGATATGCCAGATATACGCCAGAGATGAGGTTTGGATACCCTGGAACTTTAGCCTTTACTTAAGGTTTGTTAGCCTTTACTTAAAGAGTTATCCACAGGTCAAATAGGTAGTTATCCACAGGTTTAGTGGTTTGATAACGGTTTGATAACATAGTTATCCACAGGTTTATCCACAGGTAGATCTTACTGATATTTTTTAGATTTATCTTGGAGTGGAGGAAAGTGGAGTAAAGTGGGTTATTGAGCATTTAGACAGATGGGCTCGTAATGTCCAAACCTCAAACCTTCTTACCACCAAACCTTCATATTGTCAAATCCCCAAACCTCGATAGCGGATTATACATCCAAACCTCCTATTTGTCAAGTCCCAAACCTTAAAAACCTCCTATAAAAACATAGACATTTTGCAGGATTTTGTCCAAATAAATATATAAAGGTTTGTAAAATATCTAGAAAACCAGGGAAAAAGGTTTGATATCGTAATGTTTTATATAGGGGTAATTGTTGTGTATCTTTTGATCCCCCGCTGCGGGGCTGTCTACTAATCCTGGGATTCATCGCTGGGGCGGAGGATAAATAAGTGATGATCGTAATCTTATTAGTAGTATATACAACAACAAACCTCTATACCTGGACATAAGGTTTGACATATAGAGGTTTGTATGATATAAGGTTTGGCTATGAATCTGGAAAAATATTTAAACCTTCGTAATAAGTTTTTAAGGTTTGGAAAAAGTCCATGAATCTGGAAAATTATTTGGAGTATCGTAATGTCTTTTTCGTAAATGAGGTTTGGGTGGTTTGTCCCATATGTCCGAATTCCGGCACACCCGCCGCACATGGCGGCAGATGTGATCTTTAACTACTCGTTGCTTTTTCCTTCTGCAAATTCTAGTAGTTGGTCAAGGTCTTCAAACCCTTCATCCTTAACTTTCAAACCAGCCAAGAATAATTCCCATGTCTCAGTGACATAACGAATACCATCATCAGAAGGTTGGCAAAGGTTTTCGCTGGTTAGATAAGCCAATGGCAAACCTAAGTCGTTGAACTCAATAAAGTCTCCGAAGTTCTTGTCCTCTTTGTAATTAGAGTAAAGGTCTCCCAAGATGTCGCAAATGCTAGAAAAGTCTGTCATGATTGTATTCTACCTTCTTCTGTTCCTCTATGTCAAGTTGAAATTGTGCTGATTCTAATACTTCAAGTGCCCTGCGATAAATCAAGTAAGGTGTTGCCTTAGCAAGATAATAGCCAACCTTCTCCAAATCAAGGTGAAAGTCAGAAAGTAGTTTGCCAATTGCTATTGCAGTTTTCTCCTCGTTGCTGGTACGAACGGCTTTGCTTATGCGATACATACAAACTCCTCTCTATACATTGTATCAAAAAAATGGAGAGGGGGCAAGTCCACCACAACCTGCCCCCGTCTCACTATATGGACAGGGTGACCCCTACCCCGCCGTATGCTCAGCCAAAACCTTAGAGCCATATGCATGCATGAATGCGTCCCAGTCTACGGGTACATTATCTGTAATAGTCTTGTTAGTAAAGTCGATGACGACCGTCTGCTCCCCAAGGTCATAGTTGGTCCCATTAATAGCGTAGATACCAAACCCTGTCTCATCAAGGATATTGTGTTGAATAAGATAACTAATCATCATACGGGTGCCATAGGATGAATCCTGCCACCTAGGGGCTGCATGCTGCAGAGCATTAGCAATATCAATCTGCCATTCAGTCTGTCCCCAGTGACTGTATAGTACTACACTAGGTCCGTCCTGTGAGTCTTTAAAGACAAAGTTTATACGTGCTCCCATTATTCTTCTCCCTCGATATCTCCGTCAAAATCAATAACTACCTTGCTAACACGTCCGTCATCATTCATCTGGACATAGACAGGATAGAGACCGTCTCCATAGCCTGTGCTAAATACTACAGCGCTGTTGCCTAGCCCACCATAGTTATTGGCAAGGGTAGTAGCGCTAGCACCTTGATAGGAATACTGACCTACCTTACCCTCTAGTTCCCATGCGTCATTCTTGTTAGTATCCCAGCCGTCAAGATAGCACGGGTCTCCAACCATGGCTTGACCGCTGTCGACTGCAAACGAGCCTGCGTAAGTTAATTCTGTTAGTGTTATTTTATTCATTATAGGGTCCCTTCGATATTCTTAGATTGACATTCGGCACATTCGCCATTGCTAACATCATCATACCAGTCTGTCTCAACGTCGTCAAGTTCCCCTGCGGCATTGTAGATCCCCAACTTATGGGATGTCTCATCGTACCAAAATTTGGTAGTCTGTCCACAGTCAAGGCACTTAGGCATTCTTGCTCCTATCGTTGATAGCAAATGCTAGTTGATATGTTAATTGATATACAGCAGTTAGTGCGTCCATGTAACCTTCGTTATATAAACGTTCTACTGTATCTGAGTAGTCCTCATCAGAGCCTAACTCATTAGAGTTCTCCAGCAGAGGCACGAGTATCTTCTCACACTCATACATCATGTTCTTAAGTTCGCCATGTAGGATATCAGTTCCTGATTCCCCTAGGTCCACTAGTTTTTGTAGTCTTGGTTCTAGTTGTGTTGTTTCCATTACTTAATCATACCCTCTACCACTGACAAGATATGACGGGCTGCGTATATCTGCCCATTAGTATGGATAATAGAGGCTAGGTCCCCATCAGGAAACTTCTCCAGGTCCTGCTCTAGGCTAATGATATGTATCTTTATATACTCAGTCAGTTGATTCATCTTCATCCTCTTCTTCAGGTTCAGGCTGTTCTTCTACATCAATTGAGTAGACTTCAGCGCTGTAGGCATACTCTTCGTAATTCCAGCCTTCTTGCTCTGCGGCTTCAGCATTGTCTGCTTCAACCTCCATATAGTATTCAACAATTACCTTTACATCATACATTGGCATTTGCTTCTATCTCCTTTAGTTGTTCTGGTGTTACACACTGTGGACAGCAATCAAAATCAAAGCCACCAAACTTATCACTAATAAGGTTATCAACGTCCTCTAGTTCTGAATTACAGCCCTCACAGAAAAACCACGGTACAGAAACCCTAACCTGTATAGTAGTATTATCAGGGAAAGGAACTTCAGTAATGAAATACCCAATACGATTTACAAATCCCCAGCCAGACCATATGTAAGAGCCACCGTCATCACCATCTCCATACATCCAGATATGATTAGGGTGAGCCTTCTTTACAAACTCTACCTCTGCTCCATAGGTCTCAAACATCAAACCATCAAATGAGGCATTCGTATCTATATTATTAGGGATTGGTTTGTAGGTGGCTTCCCACTCTTCCATTGTCATTTCTATAAAGTCGTTAATTTGGGGGTTCCTTTCTTGGTGTCGTAATACAATTCTACTGGATGGGGAAAGGTTTGGCAACCTCGTAATAGGGTTTTAGGCTGTGACCTTCCTCACAGTCGCATCCTCTGAGCCAATAAAGATAATATTACTAAGCATTCCACACACGCAGTCAGGATCAATTGCTGGCGGGACCTTAGAGGTAACCTCAATCAAAGAATCACAGTTAGTACAAAGATAGTTATACTTGATCCACATTAGTCAAAGTACCCTTCTGCCCATAGCCCTGACAGGAAGTCTGAGGCTTGTGTAAGGTTTCTATGTAGCCAAGGGTCATCGTCAGGATTCACGGTAGTTAAAGCAGAATCAATAGCAAGAACCATGTTATCTAAATCATCTCTCTCATAGCCTAACATAGCCCACCACCATACTCATACATTAAATCCATTGCCATATGTAATTTACAATCACATTCTCCACCATTCATGTTATCCATGAAATCAAAATGAGAAAAGTTCTCATCATATATTTTTTGCATTAGTTCATCTATTGTGTAAGGTTTTGTTTGGGTCATGCATTAATTTTACAGGAAACTGGGAAATATGTCAACTCTCCGTAATGAATGATTGATAAAATAAATAAAATCCGGCGCATTTTTATGCAGTGCGATGTATATTTATTACTTGCGCCCCGTACGAGATTT